CGGATGCTCCTACATGGCAAGCGGCTTATGACGCACTGAACAACTACCAGTTGCTAACGAACGATAAGAACAACCCCATGGGGCCAAACTACCGGCGTAATGCTGCTGGTATTCAAGTTCCAGCACTTCCTGACTACGGCGGAAATGACCCTGCGTCTAAGGCAGCGCGTCAGTATTTTGCTGGGTTAAATACCCAAACCACGAGTATGGCGGGTTTACCCGGGATCGAAGCGAAGGGGGCTCCTCCGCTTCCTGGACAGGCAGCTCTTCAGCGGGTGCCTGGCTACAACCTGGTCCTAGGATCAGCAGCTGGGCAAGCTGGTGTCGCCGCTATTGATGCGACGGGTGCTACTACTAACTCCACGGTCGTCTTTAACACCACCCAGACCGTCATCAAGGCCATGCGCAAGGCGGGCATGAGCTGGGCAGACATTGATAAGTCGCTTCAGACGCAGCTGGATCAGCTGGGCACGCTGAATAGCTCGCAGGCTCAGTACATTTTGCAGGTTCAGCAGACCGCGAAGACCATGTCGCAGTGGAATGTTCCTAACCAGAACCTGCTGCAAAACATCACTCAGGCAGCACAGGCGTATACCGCTGCGATGGCTACGCCAGGTGGTGGAGCAACCTCAGGCGCGTATAAAGCCCAGGCGCAAGCTACCTATCAAGATGCTGTAAATCAGCAGATGGCTACCTATCGGTCCATCATTGAAGCGGACCAGGATTACCACAAGCAGCGTTTGCGCGCAGAACGTGACTTCAATATTCAAATGGCGAACTCACGCCAGCAGTTCCATATTTCTCAGCTACGCGCCGAGCGGGACTTTAACCACCAGGTCTTGCTGATGACAAAGGAAGTAGCTTCTCAGACCTACAACGTCTACCAGCGGGTGCAGACTCAGCAGACAGCTGATGCGGATAGCTTGCTGATGAACATCAACAAGCAGAACGAGATGGTCAAGGATCAGGTCACCAACCTGGCTCGGCTGCGCAAGATGGGCGTCTCGCAGAACGTTATTGACGTGCTGGGTCTCTCTGACCCGAACAACGCTCAGCAGCTGGCCCGGTTCATTGCTGAGATCACTCGGGATCCCAAGCTCGTCCAGCAGTTTAATCAGTCGATTAAGGGACGTCTGGATATCACCAAGGGTTTGGTGACTGACCCTTCGTCAACGCAGTACCGAGAGATGAAGTACCAGTTTAAGAAGACCGCTGATGACGCAGCGCAAGACTTCCAGAACTCTATGAAGATCGCTGAGAAGGCGCACAGCACGGCTCTTAACGATATGGAAAAGGATTACGAGACAGCCGTTCAGCGAGCGGCCGGGTATTTGAATGAGTCTGGAAAGAACATTTATGCCAACTTTGGCACGTTGCAAGCTACTGCTATGGGCATTATCGCAGCTAATGCAGGTGCGCTGACAGACCAGGTTATTGCCGATATTAATAAGGCAAAGACTGCCATCAGCGGCGCATCTGGTGCGAGCGGAGGGGGCGTAATAGATAAAGGGAAGTCAGGCTCGGGGCGAGGACTGTCCTGGACAGGTGGAGGCTCAAAAACCACAGCTCCTCAATTTGGAAACTTGTCGTCTACAGCGATGAGCCAAATGGGCGCAGCCGGTAAGGCTGAGCAGAAGCAGATTACCGAGCGCAATAAGATCCTTGAGTTTGCCTATGCCGAACTAGGTAAGCCTTATACCTGGGGTGGAGAAGATCCTAAGAAGGGGTTTGACTGCTCTGGCTTGGTGTATTGGGCTGAGTCGCATGCAGGGATGGGGATCGGTCGAACGACCGCAGCGGGTTATCAGCACATGTCGCGGGCTACGAGCGCACCTATTCCTGGTGACCTGGTCTTCTTCAATGAAGGTTCATCGTCCGCCAAGCACGTGGGTATTTACGTTGGCAACGGCATGATGATCAATGCTCCGCATCCAGGCGCAAATGTCCAGGTAGAGAACGTGGGAAAGCCAACGAACTACGGCATCCTGCCTGGCTTAGCAGCCGGTGGTATCACCTTCAGCCCTTCGATCATGGGCGAGGCGGGCCCTGAGGCTGCCATCCCGCTGGATGCACGCGGGGCGAACTTCCTGGCCAAGTTCATGATGGTCACGATGGACCAGATGAAGCAGACCATGACCAGTGGGCTAGGTATGTCGACCTTTGGTGGTTGGGGGAACTACAGCAGTCGGGTCAATGCCTCAACTAATTTCCATGGGGATATTCACGTAGAAGCTAACGATCCCAACCAGTTTGTCTATAAGCTGGCGCAGCGGAAGCGGTTGTCTGCTCTGACTCGTCCGGTGCAGGGAGGTCGCTGATGGCATACGCCACGGGTGAAGCCTTCCCGCATCCCGACCCGATGGGTCTGGGTTACTTCAGCGTCCAGATCGAGGTCCCGCAGGGTTGGTTAGAGCTGAACGACGGGGTGATGTACAAGGTCCACGCGGAGAGTTTTGGCTCCGGAGCTGCGCAGGCTCTTCGTCGCACGCGGGTGACGTCGCCGTATGTCGGGGGACAGTTCCTTGTTAATGCGGTCGAGGATCAGGTCGAAGAGAACATCACCGTCTATTGCTTTGGCTATGACCAGATCGATCTCCAAGACAATATTGAGAACCTAATTAACGCAGTCAGTCAATTCCAGTACCAAGTCAGGATTGATACTGATGCGTCACGACGAATCTGGAACTGTGAATCGGCCGATTATTCGGTCTCGTATGACCAAGTTGGGATGCATAACCGGATTGTGCAGGTGCGTCTGACCATTCCTCGACTGCCCACCGTCTACCGGGAGATCATCGGGGATGGCTAGTGAGCTCACCAACTATGGGGTTCAGTACCTAGCCCAGATCGCTTTTGGGCAGGCGATCACGCCTGTCGAGATGTACTTCATTGCACTCTGCGATCAGACCCCGAACCGGGGCTCAACGGGCGACACGATCAGTGAGTTCACGGCTGAGAGCTATCAGCGTGCGTCTATCCCCAATGACACCACAAACTGGACGTTGTCTAGTTACTCGACTATGTACAACGCCAATGAGATCGACTATCCCATTGCAGTAGAAGACTGGGGAACTGGTCGGTATTACGCTATCTGTGATTCGTTGACTGGTGGAAATGTCATTGGCTACGGTGGGGTTGGATTGCAGAAGTTCATTGGCGCAGGAGACCAGGCCATCCTGCTGCCAGGCTGCGTCTCGTTCAACGTCTACATCAAGCCGACCGGGATCCTGTAATGGCTGCCGTCCAGTTCGATGGCGGCAATATCCCCATTGATATCCCAGTAGCCTTCACGGGCGACTTTGAGGTCCTGCACCCGGTGCAGCGGACAGAAGACATCACGCCCCTGCGCAGGCACCGGATGGTGATGTTCCCGTACCGGCTGCGAAACGGACGTCCGGTCGATGTGCCGGTGTTCGACATCTCGGGGAAGTCACTGCTGACGTCAGCAGTGGACGGAATCATTGCTCTTCGCCCTCAGCAGCTAGAAGTCAACATCCAGTCTGACTATCGCTGGATTGGGACTTCTGATTACTACGATGTGACTGGTCGAATCTGGTATCCCATTCAGGCTAGGAATGAATACATCTGGCGTACTAACAGCACATACTTCCCTGCTTTGAACCCAGAGTATTCTTACTTCGTCAACAACGAGTTCTTGACTTTTGAGTCGGTTAGCTTCACCGAAGCACGATCCGATCACTTCTGGTCGGACTTCCGTGGTGGGCTGGACGCGTCGACTGAGTACACGATTGTGCTTGTCGCTGCCTTCCGGCCACCTACAGGCGCAAACACGACCGGGCTCGTGCGTCCCTACTATGCGATCTGGGACGGTGGGAGACAGCCCTCAGGAACCGGCACCTTCACCGAAGACACGTCAGACCGTGCAGTCATGGATATGTTCTATGACGGGTTTGAGTTGTCGTACGAAGGCCAGGGTCAAATCAACGTGCTGAACGCTGATGTCGCCCTGCGAAACGCTCGTCCTGTCATCCTGACATTAACTGCTAATACTCAGCAGTTGGAGATGGGCTACTTAGGAAAGGGTGGTCTTCGTAGTAACACGGTGATGCCATTGTCAGACGACTATGTGCTCTTCCAGTTCGAATTCCTGCTCGGTCGTCCGAACGGAACGGACGATCCGGACTTCTGCGCCAACATGGAGATCCTGGAGCTGAACTTCTTTGGACAGGCGCTGGACGATGTCACGTTGAACGGGACGACAGCGCTGCTGGACGGGATCTATGGGGTGACTGCATGAGCTGGACGGGCTATGTGGTCGACAACAGCCCACTGGGCTTCTTTCAGGTCCTGGTGACGACTCCAGCGGGGCTGAGGCAAGACGTCACGTTCTTTCGGGGAATCCCCGTTCAGGTCAGCGGGCTGGGGACGTCAGATCCGTTTGGGGACTCCACTGCGTCGATTGAGTTCCCCCAGATCACCATGTTCGACAAGCTTGGCTATGGAGATCTCGATTGGTTGGTGCCGTATTCCAGCGTCGATATTCGTTGGGTATCTCCTTCTGATGACCCTAATAACCCGTGGAATTATGAAGCGCTGAACTCATGGTCCTGGGAAGGATTTATTGTCTCGCTAGACCAACAGCTGGATGACAACAGCTCAACGCTCTCGGTGCAGTGCAAGGGGGCGCTATTCCAGCTGGACAACTACATGGCGACCCCGACCTTTCCCTCGCAGCCCATCCCGTATGAGCTTCTGATCAAGGACGCGTTTGATCCGGTCAAGCATCCCGGACTGCGGACTCAACCGCTGCTGATTGAGTTCCCAAGCGATTGGAACGTCAAGGTCCCACCACCGGATAAGAACCCAGCGCACTGGTACTTGGTGCCGTGGGGAGTGACCACAGGACAGCTGTGGACAGGGCTGACCACGCGTACGACTGGCGCGTGGACTCCTGCACTGACGGGTTTTGTCCAGGAGCTCTTGACGGTCATGTACACCGAGAACAATGGCCAGTGGACTATCAACAAACGAGCAGGACGTATCCCGGTGCTGAGGGTGCGTTACCCCAAGCAGTTCGGGGATCCGGACGTTCTTGCCATTAGCGCCGGACAGCCGGGTGTGACAGTCCAGCTATCCAAGGATTTTACCCAGAGCGCTACAGTTATTTTTGGGGCAGGTAAGGATGCTAACGGCGTCAGTTTTAGCAATGAAGAAGTATCTACAGACGGTTCAGAAACTCGTTACCTTCCCTACGCATGGGCTCCCCAGGCTTATCCAGCAACGGCGCAGAACCCGTCATACCTGAGCTATTACCCGCGCAAAGAGGCCTACATCCAGTTCACCCAAGGGATGACTGAGGAGATGTCCCGAACGGTGGCTGTCCAGCAGCTTCGGCGCTTTGGAGACCCGGGTTATACCGGCCAGGTCACGCTTCGGACGGATCCGACTCAGAACGGGCAGACATATCCCCGGTACTTGATTCAGGCCGGGATGACGCTCAACGTTCGGGGGCTATTTGGTAACCCTGAGGGAATTCTGTTGCACATCACTGAAGCCAACATTGATGTGAACGAAGGCGTAGCCAGCCTGACGGTGGACTCGAAGTACCGGGATCAGCTGACGGTTGGAGAGGTCCAGGCCCGCACGCGCGACACGCTGGTTCCGCAGCGAGCTCTTCAGGTCGGTCAGGTATCGCCTTTAGTCCAGGACGTCATCAAGCCCTGGAGCTATGCCAAGGGATCGGGATGTATCCCGTCTGGTGGGGCGTATGACTCCACGGACTTCTTCACGAAACTGATTGACCCGACCTCGGTGTTTCCGTGGACAGAATGGACAACAAAGTATCCACCGAGTAACCCAAGTTATAGGAAGTTCTACATACCTATTGGTCCAAAGAGTACGAATCCTGCCAATAGTGCACCGAACTGGTCAGCTATTTCGAGGATTGGTCAGAACGGATTCGCCATCCCGATCAAAGGTGCGCAGGCAGGAACGATTCGTCTGACCCAGATCGCTGCGTACGACAAGGACGGCCATGTGATGCCGATCCGATTCCATGCGTCGCTCTATGGACCGCCAGGGATCGGGATTACTGGGATGCCGAGCATTACTACTGGCTATCACACGACCTACAGCCTGCCGTATAACGATGGTCAGCCGTATCCGTTTTTCCCAGGTGCGTTTGAGAAGTACAACGATAGTGGGGAACAGAACAGTAATATCTTCCAAGAGTTACCGCTGAACAATACTTTGCTTATTGGATGGGGGAATTATTATCAGCCAGCTGGGTATAGCCCAGGGCTCTTCACGGCGGGCGCGCCCAAGACTGGGCTCCTTATTGATGAAACACCGTGGAGTTTCGACACAACCGGGGGGACTACGAACATCGACCCCCAGAGCATTGCGCGGACTAACGCAATCGCAGACGCTGGTTTTCTCTACATCATGATCTATGCCGATGACCAAGGCACACAGCCGGTGTACTTCTTGGGACGAATCTTCCGGCAGGAACCAGGGAGCTCGTGATGGCGACGGATGGATCGCGCGCCGGTCTTCAGGCTGATGCTGTTCGAGGCATTCCGGGCGATGTTGTCCAGCCGATCAACTTCCAGCACACCATTGGCTGGAGCAGCTTCCCCTGGCTCTTCAACCCGGACAGCACACCGGTGGTTTCGTCGTTTGCAGCGGGGTTTAGTGACTATTTCGTTGATCTGGTGCTGGCGAACTTCGGATCGGTGTGGATGGGACTGCACTTCGCCAACCCGAACCTGGAAGGAGCCCTGACCTCAGAGGTCAGTGGCGGGGGCTATATCCGGCAGAGCGCGACCTTCTCTACGCCTGCCAATAGGACCAGCTGGCTGGCTAACCCGATTCTGTTCACGGCCCTGCCAGCGGTGACGCTGGGGTACATCAGCCTGTGGGACACCCAGTACAACGGGAACATCATGGCTGCGGCCCCAATGACGAACGCCACCCCGGTTCCGGTCGGTGGTTCGTATTCGGTCGCTGCTGCTTCTCTTGCTGTCTTCATTGACTGATGCCTCCGTACAGCGATGTCTTTGTTAATTTGGTAGGGGTTCTGTTTGTCTTTTATGGTGGGTTAACAGGGGCTTTGTTTGGGTGGGCTCTAGAACCTGACAATAATGACAAAATGGACTGATTTAGACAAAAAAAGGGCATGCAAAAGCCCGCCCCCCGAAGGGGGCGGGCTAATACATGCTAGTTCCCTATTCTTGCCTCAGGTAAACTTCGATAGGGATAACCACTTCCGTGATGAACCCCTGCGAGCTCTTCACCTTCACACCGTGATGGAGAAGAGCGACTCCTACCTCGATGGCTTTGAGGCGGTAGTCCAGCGTTGTCGGCAGGCCGTTCCTTTCCCGTTGAGCGTAGTTCTCGAAGAGCATCTGAGCGACCTCAGGCGGAATGCTGCGGACGTCAGGGGGAATCTGCTCTTCGTTACCCTCACTCATTGCGGTTCCTTTGGTTCCTCGTCATTGGCGGTCCCCTTTCCTGGTAGATGACGAGGGATCCGTGTGCGGGGAAGTTTCACACGGAGATCAAACACTTACTCGGCGGACGTAGTTGTGTCACTTGCCTCCACTCCATGCTTGATTCCATAGGCAAAGCCGTACTGGAAACAAGCGATTGTCGCGAGCTGCATAATCTTCCAGAGTCCATCGTTATTGAGGCTGCCCTCATCATCGAAGTACTCAGCAGGGTCCTCTTTGAGGTTCCCATCCTTGAGCATGTGTGCTCCGACCAGCACGGTCTTGTAGCAGGCGATATCCACAACAGCGAGGTTGGGTAGCCCGCGAGATGTCAGGTAGTTCCAGGCATCTGAGTAATCGCCATCGGCCTTGGACATAGCTTCCATACCGTTGACGAGGTCTTCGAGCTTGAGTAGATCAACCCAGTCGCTATCGCTGTACTCAATTTTGCCGCGATCTTCGCGATCTTTGGCAATCTCACAGAGGGATTGTCCCATTAAGTCACTGTCCCGTTGAAGTTCCACAAAATGGATGCTGTTCTGGCTAACCAGTCGCCAATCTTGAAGGCGAGTACTTCGTCAAAAGCAAATGATGAAGGCAACGTAAGAAAGGCGATTGCCAAAGAACCCAGCGCAAGAGCCACAGCTTTTCGTGTGATAATTTGTTGTGGTGTTTCTACTAAGACTACCGCTCCGTCATCGGTAGCTAGCAGTACTGGTGAGAAGATTCTCCTAATGACCTGACTAACTCGACGGAGAAGGCGCTGAATTCGCTCCTTCACCTATTGCTACTCCTTTACTTCGAAGGACAACCGGAACGACTGGTCTACAAACAGAGCTCTGACGATTTCTGCCGCAGTCTCAGGCGTGATGTCGATGGTCAGGCCCTGCCCGGAGGGTGGGATCCCTCCGAACAGGACGCCTGCCACAAAGGCTGTGGTGGCCAGCTCACGGAGCATGACTTGAGCAGCCTGATCGCTTTCTTCTGGATCCTCGATCCCGCCGATCTCCGTGAGGAGCTCTTTGATCAGGGCCTCTACGGCGGGAGCAAGTCCTTGAAGCATTTCCTGGATGTCAACGACCCCGTACATCTGCTCTAGGAACTCGGGGGTCAATTGACCGAGCGACAGCCTGGCCAGTTGAGACCGGACTGCGCTCAGATCGATCTCAACCATGGATCTCCTAGGCAGCAGCCTTGGCCAGTTCAATGGCGCGGTCGTAGATCTTGATAACCGGGCTCACACCGTAGACCTGGTAGTCGTTGTAGCCGACGATCACCAATACGTCATGCGTGTTCTCGTGGACCTGCTTGGCCCGAGCTGGACTGCCGTTCTGTCGGACCGCTCGGATAGATTCCTTGCCGCTAAGCCCGCAGATCCCATCCTGTGGAACTGGAGCGTCGTTCGGGTCTCGCTTCCAGCTCTTGACGCTAGCTGCGTTGGGGTGCAGCTCGGCAGTTGCCTGACCGAGAAATCGGGTGGCTAAAGCCGCAGCCTGCCGGACTGGGTGATCGAACGGAAGATTTCCTGGGTATTCCGTTCCATCGGGGTAGAGGGCAGTCCCGATCAACCCTGCGAAGTTATCCGGCCTGTTTTCACCAGGCTTGAAGTGGTGGTTTCCAGCCCAGCGAATGGCTCCGATCATGCAGACTCGCGCTTCTCCGTCATCACCGTAAGCGGAGTACCGGATCTCGCGTCCCTGCATCCATTTACCGGGCTTGGCAATCTGAGCCCGAGCCTCTTCCAGGAGCTGAAGAGCAGTCAGACCTTCTTTGTGCTTGGGAATAACTGCTGGGTCAAGCATGGGGAGTTTGGTGAGGTCATCAAAACTGAGCTCATCATCTGTTTCTTTGCGCATTGTTCTCCTTGTCCTGGACATGAAGGGCCCCCGGGTAGGTGTCACTGGGCTGCGGACCTACCCGGGGGCTTGAGGCGCGCCGCTGACGCGCCTCTTCGCTCAGCAGGGGCAGGGGCGGGGGGGTTGCCACACCCTGCTGAGCGTCGTCAGCGACCTCCCAGATGGAAGACATCATCCAGCGTGCCCCCCGCCCCATGCAGCTCGCGAACTGCACAGAACATGCACAAGATGATGTCTTCTGGGTGATCGACTAAGTGCTTCCGCTGACGCGGACCGATCTCGATGGGCAATTGACACATCTCGCAGTTACTGTCGATTTTCCCTTCCTCTAGGGGAGCGAGTTGTAGGAATGCCCTTTTCATGGCGTCTGGCCAGTTGGGATTGACGTCGCGTGGTCGACAGGCCACGATCCGCGCGACAGCGTCATCGCTCATGCGTTCTGGCGCTCCTCCTCTGGGATCTCGATGAAGCGGTAAACCGCCTCGGACGGTCCCTCGTCCTCAGCGACTCCGAACTGGGACATCTCCTCGCGGACCAGCTTGCGCAGGCCGGTGTCCAGGGCGGGCGGAACAACGCCCTCCTTGGCTCCGTGCATGAGCTCCAGCTGAGGCTGGAGACCCTGCGCTGCGTTCACCAGGTCGGACGTGGTCAGCTTGTCGGGCTTTCCACCTGTCCGAGCAATGGCGTATCGAACTGCTCGACCTGCTGCCTCCTTGACGAAGGCGGGTAGGAAGTCGGTCATCTCCTTGGTGACCGCTGTCCAGTCGATGTTGTCGTCCAGCAGGTTGCTGGGTGTGTTGGCCTTGATCAGCCGCTCGTACCCAGCAGCATCCAGGGACTCGATGTGGATGACCACGTCCAGCCGTCCTGGCCGCAGCATGCCCTTGTGGATCTTCTCCACGTGGTTCGTGGTCAGCACCATCAGGAGCTTGGTGCCCTTGGTAGTGATGCCGTCGAACAGGTCCATCAACTCCTGGACCTTCTCTGGCTCCCCAGTCTCTGCGATGGTGTCCACGTCCTCGTAGAACACCACGGCGGGCTGGTAGAGCTGAGCCGTTTGCATGACCTTCTTCAGGTCATCCTTGCCAGGACGGCACTGAATGAAGGTCCACTTGCCCTCCACTGCCTCCTGAGCAGTGATCATGGCAGCGACCGACTTGCCGGTGCCGTATGGGCCAGCCAGCAGGACGGACCGCTTCAGCGGGACATTGGACTCTTCCGACACCTTCGTGTACCGCATCAGCGACCAGATGTTGGCCGAGAGCTGGTCGTAGACCCGCTGCGAGTAGACGATCTCCTCGCGCTTGACCGCGTACGGGTCGATGAACTTGGGCATCTCAGCCCCGTCGAACGCCTTGCCTCGGTAGATCGAGTTGGTCTCCAGCTCTGCCTGCACGAGCTTGAAGAGTCCCTCGACCTGAGCTGCGTACTTCTTCGGGCAGGTCACGTGCAGGACGAACAGCGCGCCCATTTCTCGATCCTCGGTGCCGCCCAGCTGAAGTTGGCCTTCGAAGAGCGGGAACTGGACGCGTCCCCACGGAACCTGGGTGGTCTCATTGACCCCGATGTCGATGGTGTGGAACTGGGGTGGCTGCTTGCCGAAGAGGGTCTGAATGGCCTTCCCCGTGCCAGCCGTACCGAAGTTCTTCATCAGCGCAGCCTGAGTGGCGTGCGCCCCGTCCCACGGGCGGTAGCGGAAGGTCCGGGAGAAGGTGTGCTCCTCAGACTGGGCCTTGGCGTTGTCCACTGCGATCTTCGCGAGCTGGTCTGGGGTCATCTCGCGGGGGATGGCCACCCAGGGGTGCTCGTGCTTGCGAATCCCGGACTGGTCGGTGATCTGGTGCCCACCGAGGTCGCCCAAGACCTCCATGATCCGCTCTTCATTCTTCTTGTTGAAGTTGCGGTCCGTGGTGGTCGTAGTGGGTTGAGCTTCTGCCATTACAAAGTCCTAACTATTGAGTATGAGGATTGGCAGGGTCGTGCGATCTATTTAGTTGTCAGGCGTTCACCTCGATGGGACGAGACAGCTCGTCCGTCGCGTGTCCGTGGCAGTACCGACAGTCGGCGTCTTCACCCGACTCGGCGTTGCACATGGGCGAACGGGAGTCGTGCAGGTGGGCCCAGCGAGGGATGCCTTCCCCGTAGGTCTCCTTATCGAAGGTGACCTCGTACTGCTTGCAGAGGACGGCCTTGAGGTAATCCCGTAGGTCCTCAGCCATGCTCTCCATCTTGCGTCCGTCAGGGGCGTCATCGGTGTGGACGTCCACGACGAAGCGGTAGATTGGCACTACTTACTCCTTCCCCATAACACAAAAAGCGACCGCATTCGGACATGCGGTCGCTAAGCTCTGTGTCAATTATATCCTGTTATACCTTAACCCTCCAGAGTTCTTGTTTGACGAGTTCGAAAACATCGTAGTAATCGAACGTGCGTAGCTCAGGCCAGGTCTGGGTGATCTCCCATTTCTCCTTGCCCTCCTCTTCGGTATAGGCAACCCAGCCAGTGCTAATGTCTCGATGAACAGACTGTCGAAAAACAGGTGCGGGGTTAGTTGGCCATAGCCACGGGCGGGTGAAGACCGCTGCTCGCTGAGCAACAAGGTCGTTTAAACGAGCTTCTTCATCGGGCATCTGATCGAGGTCAGCCCGGAAGTTACTGCGTCGGGTGAGGACTGCTGTCTTGCGCTGTCGATCTCTGGTCTCGGGATCAGCAGCAAGAAATCCGCTGCGGACATAGCGGGTGTTATAGGCCTTATAGGTGGGGTTGAAGCGAACCCTCCAGTTCACTCGGTCTTTACTCCCCTGACGGTTTACTTCGACCTGCTGACGTGCGGTGTGCAGGGTCTGGATGATGATCTGGTTGCGACCTGAGTGAATCAAGTCTTCGGTACTGGGCTGGACTTTAACTTCCCGTCCATTTCGGGCAGCTGCCAACCGCATTCGATTGAGGGTGGTGGCCTTGGCTTTAGCCGGGGGAATGAGGCCATACATTACCTCATAAATCTCCGAGAAAGGATGCCAGTCAAAATCACTGAGGACTGTGTAGGCAGCATTGAGCCAAGGAGATCTGCGTCTGTTTGGGGCATACCAGTCCTGTGCCACAGCCGCTCACAGAGTCTTCAGGAAGTCGTCCAGGACCACGATCACATCAGACGTGAGATCGATCAGCTCTTGCCGGTCCAGATCAGAGAGATCCTGAGTGAGCTCGGATCCTTGTTCCTTGACCGCGCGGAGCAGTCCTCTGGCCTGCATGTTGTACACGGTGCGGATGCTGCGCTTGTAGACCTTTGAATCCGTGCTGCGATACCGGACCGGCAGGTCGTTCTTGATGAAGTCCAGCTTGCCGACGTCGGTTCGGATCGCGTTGATCTCGGTTACCAGGTTCCCGATGTCCTGTGCAGTCAGCGGGAGGTTGTTGATCACGTTGACCAGCTGGAGCAGCACCTGGTCGTTCCTGATCGCCATCAGCCGAAGCTTGGACTGGATCGAGAACTTCCGCCACTGGTTGAGCTTGATCCCGATAGCCGCAGCTCGTCGGTCAGCCTCCAGTTTTCCGAACTCCTTGCGGACATCCTTGAGCGGGATGGAGGCAATCGCTGCTGCCTCGACCTGCGTGCGGCCCATCGAGATCATGTGCATGGCATGTCGGAGCCGATCCTCTGGAGAGTTCGGCATGCCGTGTTGGTTGTTAGCCTCGTACGTGAGTTCTTGTATTTTACCTAGGGGGGTTTTTGGATCGACGATATAGGTCGCGACTGTAGGTTGCTTCAAGTCGCGGAATATCACACCACGGTGATTCCCGTCGATAAAGACGGCCTTGTTTGATTTGATGTAGGCAACGGTGGCGGGAAAGACAGCCCCGTTCTTGAAAGCCTCCGTCAAAATGTCGATCCGAGAGTTGATGATCGGTGTGCCGATCCGGGCTTGGTTCCTCAGCGAGGAGTCGAAGTCAATGTTGCCGAGCGGGAACTCCTCGACAAAGGTGAACTTGACGCCACGGTCGGTGAGCCACTTCTCGACTCTGTCGTCGCGAAAAGGGCTCTTAGTCTGAGCAGCTACCATGTCAGTCCTTTTGGTACCTACGGACCACTGCGATGACAGCCTCAAACGAGGTTGCTTCAGTAAGGTCTTGGAGAAGTGGTTCCCAAGCTCCTTTATCCCACTTGATGACGTGGTAGATATCCCGATCAGTGGGTTCAATCAGGAAATAGGACGGTTTCCACGGCCTCCACCACTTGGTCATGACGTGCAACTTAAAGAGGCCACTCGGTGGAGTAGCCTCTAGCCTGCATCTGTTGATCTGCCAGAACTTCACGTACTGAGGGTTCATTCAACTCCCCGGTACTTCTTCCGAAGTTGGGGACGAGCGCCTAAGCGGACGAGCTCTTGGAACGCCGCGCCGTAGTTCTGCTCAAAGTTCACCGAGCCCTTGAACGCTCGGGCTCCCTGCTTCTGAAGAGCATCGGTAGCCAGTCGGAAGGTCTGCTCAGCTTTCGCTAGCTGCTCGGCGGCTTGCTCGGAGTTCATTTTTGAGCTCCTTGATCTGATCCTTGAGCTTGGCTACTTCCTCAATGCGTTCCTCGTGCAGAGTAGTCGTAGTTTCCAGAACTCGGTACATAGCTGTGAGTTCTAGCTCCTGATACCCCAACGCCGAAGCAGCTGCCATGAGCAAGGCGAAAAGCACTGATTCTGGATCAGCACGCTCTGCTTCGTCTTCGAGATTCTCGATAAGGGCACGGATATCAGGCTCGTCATCTTCGGTGCCTGGACTCTCAGCCATCTTCCTCCTGGGGAAACGGAACGGTGGAAGGATCTATTCGGACATAGATCCCGCTGGTGGTGGGAGCCCCACAGAAGGCACAGACTTCTAACTGTGCCGGACTTAGTCTGTGGGGCTCCCTGTCGTAATCACGTCGGAACCAGTCTTCATTACAGATGGGTTGGTTCCAGCTGAACTTTCCCATCTGCGTTTCTCCTACGCTAGGGAAAATGTCACATTGTTGAGGGGGAAGGTCTCAGGGCCGTTGGTAGAGCTGATCTCCACGCCGTACTCCAGCTGGGTGGGTACATCACTACCTTTAACGAGACCGTGGTTAACGAGGTACCGCATGGCAGCCAGGAGGTTGACGCTTCCTGCCTTGTTCTGAGCCTTGCGAATGAATACGAACTCATCGCCGAAGTTGATGAACTGATAGGCAACCTTGGCGACCTTGATGCTAATGCCCTGGGTGAGCCAGTAGGCGTTGGAACCGTGAACTTCGTTCCACACCATGATCTCAGTACCCCAGTTGTTCAGCCAGAGATCGTAGGCAGCGTCCATCGAGGAATCCGTGGGGAAGGACTCGTTGTACGTTGACATGATCTTGTTGTACTGGCTGATTGTCTTCTTGCTACCGGACCAACCACCACCAATCCCACTGACTACGTACTCGGTGTTCGGGTAGGTCTCGACCTCACCCATGATGTTCTTCTGGTTGCTCACCGCATACCAGGAGGTCCGAGTACAGACGTTGATGGTCTGGGGTCCGTGTCCTCCGTTCCAAGCGTCGTTGAGGACCAGCCAGTTTGGGTCGAACTCGTAGGTGGCTTGGGCGTTAGACGACGTATAGACAACGGGCGAACAGACACTTTGAGCTTGTGCTGACGTGGCGAAACCACCGGTAATAAGTACGAGTGTAAAGGCGGAAAGAATGGCTGAGAAGCGCCGGTGGGACATAGGACTCCTAATGCCTATGGTTCGTCCTCGGAGGAGGACGGAGGGTCCGCCACAGACCAACGATGATCAGCGCAAGGAGTGCTAGTGAAGCGATAGCCCAGGGCCAGGGGTTGTCGAACATCCCGCTGGAGTTCGAGATCGGCTGCTGAGGGTCAGCAACGACCTGTGTAGCTGTTGCTGTGAGCGTGCGGGGAGGCCCTGTCACCGTGGTCGGGGGCAGAGTGACAGTCTTTCCCGCCTGGGTCACAACGCGACCCGGCAGAGTAGTGACGACTCCAGGCAGCACAGTGGTGTGGGTGTGAATCACCGTGGCCGTGCTGTGAGCAGTCGTGGTGACATTGTTCGTCGCCGTGCTGGTCTGCGTCGTGGTGGCAGTGGCCGTCTCAGTCGCGGTAGCTGTCTGAGTAGTGGTCTCTGTCGCCGTGGCAGTCTCAGTTTGGGTAGCGGTTGCTGTCTCGGTGACGGCAGGAAGGGTCTCAGTCGCAGTGACGGTCGCGGTCTCGGTGATCGTGACGTCAGCGGCAGGGACTTGCGCATCTGCCGTGCCCAGCCCTCCCGCAATGAACCAACCTCCTACCAGAATTCCTGCTGCTACCGAGGTAGCTGCGATCTGCTTACGCATCGTTCTCCCGCCCTAGAGCTCGTTTCGCTTCGTGCCGTTCTCTACGACGTGTCCGCCGTTTGACTGTGTTTCGTTCTCCCCGTTTCATTTTGAGGAGATGACGCCACTTAGTGTGCACGTCATATTCCTCACCGGATTTCATCATCCGGTGACCCATGCCTTCAGTCACCGTCGTTTTTCATCACGCATACGTGTAGATGTGACGATTCTGCCTTCCTTGCGGGTCTTGCCTGTCGAGGAACCCGGCAGCCAGTGGCCGGATGCATCCCGCCGCTTCTTTCGGGCTGCCGCTCGGGAGATGTTGCTACGACCGGGAGCGGTCTTGGGGAACAGCTTGGCATTCTCCTTGCCAGAGATAGTGCCGTTACCAGGCTTGATCAGGATCACTCCTCCCGCCTGGATGATGATGTTCCCTTCCTTGGTGCGCTGCTGAGGGAGAAGACCCTCACGAGCGAGCGCACGCCGACGTCGAAACTCACTCTCGTTCTTCATCTTCTCCAATCCATGCCTTGTATTCGTCAGGCGTCATGACCTTGTAGTCGCCACTCTCCTCACCATGCTTGAAATACTCATAAACCTTCTCTGAGTTATCAGCACCACGAACCATGAGTAAAGCTGAGCAGCCTAGCGGGATCAACGCCTGCTTAATAACCATGGAGCACATGTAGAGGGAAAAGTCTGCTTCGCTGAGCTCCTCATCCGGCAGGAAATCTACGTCGTTGCGTTTGGCCCACTGCCGATAGGTCTCCTTGCTAAAGGCCTTGCGTAGCTCCTCTACCACGTAGCCTTCGAGCTTGGTCTCGTTCTCGGCACCGTAGAGACGCTGGTCTTCGAACTGAGCAGTGTCGTCATCGTTACGACGGTAGTCCTGGGAGATGCTGGAGACATTGCCTAAACGGTCCATTCGAATGATGTTGACGTTCTCGCTGACGAGATCGGCATCTTCGGTCATGTCTAGGTAGGCCTTAGACATCTCGCCCCGTTGCCAAGGCGTTCCGTCGTGCTTGTTCTGCTGATGCGCGACGTACCCATCGGTGACGAACATAATCTCGTCTGGTTCCATCCCTTGGATAACCAGCCGCAAGATCTTCAGGTATTGATCTCGATCTCCGATGGGGTTGATGTACGCCATGATCTCGCCATCCTTAGCTGGGATGATGAGGGGCGCGACATCATGGTGGTTCTTCACCGCCTCTTCGATGACGGTGTGAAGATGTTCGGGAAGTCGTTCCCAATATTCCTCAAAGTCGCTGATGGGGTTATTCAAGTTTCTTCAACTCCCCATCAACTAGGCGGTAACCGGTCTGGAAGACAATCTCCTCATTGTTGTCTTCCATCGTGGGAAACTCCTCCATCATCAGACGGATTAACGCCTCTTTGAAGTGTTCCTTGCTTTCATCAGCCATATGACCCGTAGTTTCTGGCATCCCGTGACTTGTCTGGTTCCGGCGACGGGATGATGCCGAGAATCTGGAGGAGCTGCTCTTCAGCCTCCCCTCGGAACTTACTGTGCACTAGGGCGGTGACACGCTCCTTCTCCCAGGCATCTTGATCTTCGTTGGGAAATGGTCTGCTCATGATCTGGTATCTGTCGCCTTTGAATTCACTCACTTGGGGGTCCTGTCGTTAGGTCTTCGTAGCGTCCGTCACGAAAAAGGACCCGGCAGGTAATAAAGGTGTGTTCCAGCGTACGAATCGCTGGAGCCTTCACACTTGCCGGGCCGTCGAGAAATTGTCGGTGTAGAACTTCCTTGCTGTGCGAGTCGAAGTAGGTGATGACTACGGGGTAGAGATGGGGCTTATAGAACGCAAACGTGTTACTCCACTCCGCTGGCATCTCGGTCATTGTCAACCTCAGTCTTGAACTGGTAGCCCATGAGGAAGCCCATGCTGAGACAGAACCTCAGCATGGTGGCGACGACCTCCCATGGCTCTGCGTCGGGTTTTTCTTCTTTGGTTTGTTTCGCTAGAGGAATGATGATTTCCTCGATGAACTCGTCAACGAGTTCCATCCACTCATCATGAGTCTCAAAGTGCATATCGATAATGGAGTTCCCGTTATAGCTGAGAACTTCATTCTCATATGTCAGATGATTGATGACGTCGTAGAAGAGCTCTTTACCCGTCTTCATTCCAGCGCCAGCTTTCCCCGTCTTCGGTGAGGAACCGCTTCGCTGCCTCCTCAATGAAGTGCTTGAAGCGATCCAGCTTGGTCTCTTCGGATGCTGTGACGGTAAGAGTGGCAGCGACGTGCGGGGTCAGATGGTCTTCGACTGACCCCGCACACATCGCGCAGGTGAGTTCGCTGCCGGGGTACGGGTGGATTCGGAAGGTGGACATGTGAGCTCCTTGGTTAGAAGGGATCAGGAGTCTAGGGCCTTGGTGCTGTCCCAGGGCTTGACCCAGTACAGCCAGAACCCGGCAGCTGCGAGCGCAGCTCCGAGCACGATGAGCACAAGCTTCCTCATTCGTAGTACTCGCTTCCTGGTAGGTGCTTCCAGCAGTAGACGCAGGCGGTCCAATGCTTACCGGATGCTCGGTGGTGAAAACCGGGCTTGAACTTGTGAAAGCCCAGTCTGCATAAGGTCTCCTCATGCAACCGGGCTCTCCATTTGAAGTCCCACCCATACTTTAGGTGGATTCTCCAACCCCCGTAAAACTCTCTACACCGACGTTCCCAAATCCAGTGATCGAGTGGGTGAAACTGACTGAAGTTAAGGTTACGGATTACTGGATCGTTCATTGCCTCGCTTTCATTCTCTCTAACTTGCGTTCGGCGTCTTCTTCTGCTTCACGCAGGTAGTCTGCGTAGTCGACCTTTTGCATGCCGTACAGGAAGAACCACCGACCCTTGTAGATCAGATGGAACCCGGCACTGTGCCGGGTGCCGTCCTTGGCGTCGTAGAGCTCGCCGTGCCGCGACTCAGCACAAGGAGTGCAGCGTTGATCTTCGCGATCTGCGCGTGCGCCGCAAGCATTGCAGATGCATATGCCCTCTGGTTTAGCCAATGGCTTTTTCCCCTCTAACGTACGGATCAGCCTTTCGATGCAGGCTTGGGTGTGATTGAGCTGAAAAGCGATGCCATTTACCGCCGCAATCTGGACACATATAAAAGAGCGCACCGTCGTAAATTCCTCGAATTTCAACGGCGATGGTCCGCTTGTAGAACCGTTCACTGGGTTCCCGCTCTCCGTACGGTAGGCAGAAACAGTGATCTGCCCCCTGAAGGAGGGGGCAGTCTGGTTCGTGTTCGAAGTACTTGTCGTTGATCGGTTCGCCGTGTAGATCGGCATTACAATGCGGGCAGAACCATTCGTCCATTCGTTTTAACCTCCGCGACCTGGGTTTTGTATCTGCGCTTTTCCCAAGCCTCACGAGCACCGGTGGTTTACCTAGGATTCCGATAAAATCGCAGGCTCGTATCCGTGCCCCGCCTGGGAATCGAACCCAGGACCCGCTGATTAAAAGTCAGCTGCTCTTCCAACTGAGCTAACGGGGCAAAAGGATGGGTGGGCATCCCCCCTTTAACCGGATACCCACCCACCCGCTCAGGACGTCCCGGATGTCTCGTACTCGTCCAGGACTTCGTACGCGTCGTGCATGACGCGGTCCCACAGCTCGCGGTGTTGGGTCTCCTTGTTGATCCCGAACCGGTTGCGCAGGTACGAAGCCATGTGCTCGTCGCAGGCTCCGTAGTAGACGCCAGCACGGTCCAGAACAGCCCAGACAGCCAGCTCTGAGAGGGTGTGGTCACCCCAGTGACACAGACCGTCGCGATCCTTGCGGTGGGTGGGGAAGAACTTTTCCGCCCAGGGCTGGATGTCGACGGGGTAGATCTCGGGCTCGTTCATTCGTTACTCCTTAGAGGATTTCGAGTTCCCGACGTTCACCCACGGCGTGGATGAAGCTGAGCATGTGCCGATCACAGGCTGCGAACCGCCAGCCATAGTGATCGCTGACAGAGAACCGAGCGGGCTCTCCGCAGCGCGCCTGGTCGTCCCCATATGTGCACAACCCCTGTGCACTGATGGAGTTCGGCTCGTGGAGCGCTTTGTTGTACAGCTTGATGCACCACTTCATTGTGGAGTTCCTTTGTTTCGGCGGTTAACCAAGGTTGTTGAGGAAGAAAGCCATCATCCCCAACACTAGCGTTACACCAAAGAGAATGACCCCCAAAATGAGAAAAGACTCGTTCTTGTAGTTCGGCCGTCGATGACGGTTCACGTGAGCTCCTTGTTAGGTTGATCGTGTGGGGGGCCCGAACCCAAGGGGCATCTAAGGTTGACAGGCCCCCCACACAATTGAGTGCGCCGGGGCCCGAACTCCCTGGGGAGAGTTGTCCGGAGGCCCCGGCGCACGTTTAAGAGTAGGCGCAGGCAGCGTCATGGCAGTGGTGAAAGGTGTTGTCCACCGCTCGTCTACCTTGGCTCTGCTATATGACTGATCGCTCCGCGTCTGAGATGGCGGATCATACGCAGTGACTTTAACGCCTACCCTTGGTCCTGTTAGAACAGGTCGGGGTAGACGTTGCCGCCGTAGGTCTCGTTGAACCAGTCCCGCATCTGCCGAGCCTCTTCCTTCAGAGGCCCAGTGATGGAGGAGTCAGCGCCCAGCTCGACAGCGTTGCGCCACCTGTCCACCTTGTTCTTAACCCGCTGCCGACCGGCAGAGCGTGACGGCAGTTCCTGGTTCTGTCGACGGGTGGTCTTGCGAGCGCGCCGCCTTTTGGGCGGTTCGATATCGTTGTCCTGGAGGATCTGGTCGATGTCAGCCTGGGGCTGGACATCCAGCTCCTCCGGAGTGACGGTCAGAGGCTCTGGGCTTCTGGCCAGCTCCAACTCAGCCCTCAGCTCTGCGATCACCGTGCTGCACACTGCGCAGCAGGGGATCCCCTGGGTGGCGTTGAGCTCATGGTGCTCGATAGCCATCTTGAGCTCGAACTCCATGTCCCGCATGAGATGGCCCAACTGGAGGGTCTCTGCGAGCTCCTCCAAGAGCTCGATGTTTCTCGTCTCGGGGAGGATGTGGTCCCCGTCCTGATACGTGGTCAACTGAGTTACTCCGTTCTAGATGGACTGCGGTTGTGGTTGCTGAACGACGTACGCCCCTGCCCAGACTTCGACCTGCCAGGAGACACCAGGGTCTACTGTCAAAGTCATCTGGTTAGGGTTGTGCAGTTTTGATCTGGTGAAAGTCGCAGCAGCAACCTCGCTAGGGTCACAGCCGCTGGTCCCCAGAATCAGTCCGCCCCCTACGCTCCGGATCCTGGAGCTGCCAGGACCGGTGCACCGGTACCGCACAGTTAGCACCTTCGCCTTGTTTGTGGTCGGGATCAAGACCGTTGATCCCTTCCCTGACTTCGACCAGACCAAGGTGGCTGTCTGCGGTGGGTTAGGGGTGACGGGCGTCGGAGAAGGAGCGACCGACGTGGTCGGTGACGGCTTCGGGGTTACGGTGGGGTGAGTAGGAGCAGGAGTACATCCCACCAGGCTGATCACGATCATGATCAGCGTCATGATCCCGAAGACGATAGCGCCCAGCCCGATGTTCCGGGCTGCGTACTGGAGGTCCTGCTTCACTTGACTCCCCGCCAGAAGTACGGCAGGTGATACGGACCGTTGAGGTTGCCGTAACGGTCGTAATGCCACGTGCAGCCGACGTAGTACCCGTGCGACCAGGCCATGTTCTTGCTCTGGGCTCCGGCACCGAGGTAGCCGTAGTTCGGAGCCGTCTTGGGGATCGCGTACGAGCCGGTGTAGGTCACCGCTGCGGTGAGGGAGACCGACATCGATAGCGCCAGCTGAGTGTCAGCGTGCGCCACGATGATGGAGACCTCACCAGAGACCGAGCCGGTCACTGTCGCGGTTACGGACATCCCTGCGTAGATCGCGATGGAGACCGTGACGCCAGGATCCCCATAGACGGTGGGGACGGCGCTGAGCCGGGAGGTAGTGACCGAGGAGTAGTGGTACGGGTCCTCAGAGACACAGGCGCGGGGGATGGTGGTGGGAACAGACGCCTGAGCAGGCGCTGCGACGAACATCAGCATCAGCAGTGCGAACACTGCTGCGATGAGCTTCTTCATGGTTGACCCTTCTAAGGCCGTTGAAATTAATAGACGTGGTGAATTTTCCAGTACGCCCAGGCTGCACAGGCATCGCCATATCTGCTGTTGACATAACCGATCATCCAGCGGATCTGGGTTTTCCCGTTGGTTCTCCAGTCAGGCCCTGCTGAGGCCATCTTGGAACCGGGTAATGCTTGTGGAATGCCATAGGCTCCTGACCCCGTTCCGCTGACCCGCAGTGGATTCCACGACGCGTCTTCCTTTGACACGATGTGGGCCAAGCAGGTGTACAAACGGGGACCTAACAGACTGAGTGCATAGGCTTGTACAACTCCATTCGCTATGACAGGGCCAGTGACGATCACTGGCTTCGGTTTGGGTTTCGGCTTTGGTGAAGGAGAAGTAATCATCAAGGCCGGGATGAGTCGTGGTGCGGGTGGTCGAACTCTGCTTCTGTCCACTCGTTCGGCGGAACGATCAGTTGCTGCGTCGTAGACAGACGTCCCCCAGATAGGCGAATGAGCTACCTCCATGACCTTGGTGGCCACTGGCTGGTAGCTCAGACGGTTCCCTGTGACTACTGCTGCGATAAGGGCAACGACGAGAAGCCCGAGTCGAAACCTCACATTTACTCCTGCGGTTGTGACCCCTGGATGTAACGGCGAAGACTGATTAGCTCTTCATCCGTTGGGATAATCACATCCTCGCGCTGAGTACCCAACTGTGGAACATCCCAAGTGGCGAAGCATTCACATCCCGGTTCGGGGCACAAGATAATGCCACCAACAGGAACATCTTGTACTTCACCAACATCGGTCTCAGTAGTACTCACTAGCACGTGCGGGTCGAATGGATGCAGACACTTTGCACAGTCCTGGTTGACCTCCTTCTTCTCTACTCGGTTAATCATTAGAGCTTCCCATGGAGAAACCTCCGAGAAGGTTTTGAATCAGTACGTTCTCGAAGGATCCACGGAACACCTAAGACCAGCAACCCAATCACGCAGACTGCGAAGACGGTCTGGATAATGCCTGGGGCGATGAGCGAGAGTCCTGCACCCAAGACAAGGCCGAGCATGAACTTCATCTCTACTCCCGTGGCCAGATGTCGGGTGGACCGGGGCATTCACCGATCAGTTTGCGTGGATAGCAGTACGGACAGAACGCTAATCCACAGACTGTGCAGACAGTACGACCGTGTCGTCCTGAATAGGGTTTCACAAAGTAATCAGGAGTTCCTACTCGGTACTTGTCCTTGGGAAAGACGTGACCGAACCTGACAAACTGATACCCCTGCCGAAATGGCTGGGGTATATATGTGTTCTTGCCTATTTTTTCTTTCATAGTTTCACCTGGAACTGAGAATAGGCACGCGCAGGCAGGTCTTCGCCCTGGGAGCTACAGCATGCAGTGGCTCACTGCCTTGGTTCCCCTTAGATGACAGCACGCGTGGATGTCTAAAGGGTGACTTTTACGCGCGCCTATTCTCAGGCTTTAGAGGGGTTCTACTCGTATGACGCTTGTCTTGAGGTAAACCCCTAACTGGTCGTGGCAGGGGGTGCAGTAGGCCCGTTTGGCGACGACCATCCGTTTTGCACACTCCAGACAAGCGAACTTCGTTCGCCGATGTCCACCAGTTTCATGTTCAACGGTAATCCGGTAGCTGGCACGACGTGGATTGTCGTGGAGGCGCTTGCCTGTTTCATGAACGATCCAGGGACGGTCACAAACAGGGTCGAGGCTGAGGTCAAAGTCCAGTTGACTGACGTCTGGGGAAGTGGCCTTGTTAGTCAAGCCGGGACCTTGGTCTTCATGGTGTACACGACGCGGTCGTTCCTGGCGAGCTTGAGAACTTCGTCGTAGAAGCCCAGTTCCAGGAGATCGGCAGGCCGTTTTCCGTCGATCCAGATGTTGTAGCCGTGCCACCAGTTCATGATCCAGTCGCGATCACGACCCCGCGCAGTAAAGAACTGATGGACTGCTTCGATGGTCTTGTTGAGCTCATCCATCTGGTGAGTCCTTCCCATCCGCCAGATTCGAGAGATAACTACGGGCTTTATTGATGTCTTGAAACGGCTCGTCCTTTGTCACCTCTCCTCTGATGCAGTCGTAGATGACCCAGCCTTTAACCACTACCGTTTGGTCAATGATGGGTACAAGGATGTAGTGCGAGTCTTCGGTAGCGTGTACTTGGACGAAGGACACGTTGCTAGCTAGTCGGGCGATGCGCACTGCGGACTCCTAAACAGCAAAAAGCCCGGTCCGTAGACCGGGCTTATGCTTGGCGGGTTATTCCGATGAATTGCTGAACTGGAAGACAACCGTCTTCTCATCCAGCTTCTTCGTCTTCACCCGCATCCCACGCTTGCGCGCGGCGTTGAAGAGGGCTCCCTGGATGTTCTCAGCCTTGCAGCTGAAGTCGGTCCCGGCGACGATCTTCCAGATCTCGCCATTGGTCCAGTTATCCCAGGGGTACTTTTCAGGGCGACCTCGACCGGTTCCACGCTTGGTGAAATCGAACTCGTCAAGAATCTCTGCCACTGGTAGTGCCTCCTAGCTGTTCGAGCAGGGTGGAATTTGCCTTTCGTTGAGACACTACCCCAGTCAGATAGGAGAAAGCAAGCAGGCTTCGAGTTGCTGTTCGACCTGCCTCTAGAACCAGATCGGCATGATCTTCTTCGAGATCAATACCCTGTTCCTTAGCCTGTTCGATCATCTCGTCATAGCACTGGTGGAACACAACGTGGAACAGTTCGTTAATCAGTTCCACTTCTTCATCATCGTTCACTACATGCTCAAACCAGGCGATGTCATCGGGACTGAAGTTTGCCTTGTCCTGGATGATCTCTCTTAGTTCATGAACAAAAGTCATGGGCATCTCCTAGGGAGGCTGCCCAGCTAGGTGTTTCAACAGGCGAACTCACCGCTACCCGGGAAGACGGTGCAACCCGAATAGCTCCTAAGACCCGTTGCAGGATCTCCCTGCACACCATGCCCAGCTGGACAGCGTCTAGAGAGGCCTAGGCGGGCGCTGGCCCTGCCTCAGGCCCCGGCTCTGGGGTTTCCGGAGCGGGCTCTTGAGTAACCCGGTTCCAGACGTCACGCGTCTCCGAGCGGTGCTGCGGAGGACGCTTGGGGGTGGGACGGTCCTTCTTGCCTGGCATCCGGGTGTCGATGGGGCGAAGGTCCGCGTACCCGTAGGCCTCATCCCATGCCTCATCGAGGGTGAGCCTACCCTCGTCCACGTCGACCTTGTTGAAGAGGTTCTTCAGCTCCCGGTAGCCAACCCGGACACCGGTGCGAACTGACCGGAACGGACGCGTGGTCATCATCCACAAGCCGTACCAGGACCCCTTGACTGCGTCCCTGCCGCCCACGAGCGCGTGGTAAGGGGTGGAAAGAATGGTGCTGATCAGGCCCAGCACGAGCATGACGACCCAGAAGATGAAGTCGACCACGGCCCAGACGAACACGACCGCGAACACCAGGATGACCGCCGCAGCGATGAGCACTGCGTTGATCACCCCGACCAGGACCTTCCCGGCGATCTCAGCCGCCAAGCCCAGGTAGTGCGGGACCTTGGTGACCTGGAACACGGTCCAGACACCGGCGTTGCCCACGGCCTTGGTGCCGACTGCGACCCCGTGGACCGCCTTCTTCGTGGCCTGCTTGACCTTGCGCCAGGCCTTGCGGAGCTTGTTGACCAGGACGTCCCTGAACCGGACGTCTGATGGGTCACGCTCGAACGGCGTGCCATCGAAGGTGGATGCTGACATTGCCTTACCTTTCTGGGTTGCTGAGGTCTGCCTCAGCGCTGATGGGTTGGAGTTTGGTGTTAGGGATGTGCAGGCATGGCCTGCACGGTGTGCTCACCGTGCTCCCAACGGGCTTTCGTCCGCAGGAGCACGGTGATGACCGTTCGGTTGCCGGGGTCCCAAACCAGGCCAACGTCTCCTCGTTGCATGACGAGGACTGCCCTCCCGTTGCGGGTCTGAGTCCAGCTCTGTTCTGGTCGTGCGATGGTGAGCATCACGTCGATTGGCTCGATCTGGAGTTCTAGCATGCGAAACAGAGCGTGTTTACTGAAGCGCAAAGATGCTAGAGCCTCCACATCGGCAGTCGTCAGGACATTAATAGCCATTCCTTTTCCTTTTGCCGGGGCTGGTCCGGCTGCTTATGGGATGGGGAAGTAAAAAGCCCCCTGATTACTCAGGGGGCTCTTCGAGCTTTCCGAATCGGGACCAGTATGTGTCTTGGAAATACTGTTCCCAATCTTCGTCTTGATCTACTTGTGGTTCCTCAGCCACGGGTTCGGGCACAGGTTGTGCAGGCTCTTCAGCTGCACTGATGTCCCCGACGAGAGCGAACAGCTCTGCACGCTCTTCTGAGGACATGGCCTTCCACCGAGGCGTCGGACGCCAGGTGGTAATGACTCCCCACTCTGTGGGTGAGGTGTGGAGCGGACAACGAGGCGGGCAGTGATCCCGGTCTTCGTCGTCTTCGAGGTAGTCCTCCAGGGTGTCACCGAAGATGATGAAATCCTCAACAGTGGTGAATGACACCGTGTGGTAGAACCCGTTCTCCTCGTTGTCTTCCTCTTCCCGCCACCATGGGTCGTCCTGGTGCTCAATAGCCTCACGCAGGATTCTCGACTGATATGGCAGAGAGGCGGGATTGATGGCGTGCCCGTACATCAGATCAACCAGGAGCTGATGATGTGCACGGGCACGAGCTTGTCGGTGCACGGGCAGAACAGCATGCCGGGTGACTCGTAGGCCCACTGCTTGTGCTTCTCGCAGTAGGGCAGGACGTGCTGGGTGTCACTCTTGTTGTGCCCAAAACGAATCATCCAGACCGCAGGGTCTGGATCCGTCAGAACACACCGAGCACACACCACGTCGTCCTTTAACTCGTCCTCGAATTCGGTCATGTCGAGAACGTTCAGCATGGTTCCGGACAATAGAACCTCCTGAGACATGGAAAAAGCCCCTTCATAGAAGGGGCTACGTCGCGAGCGGATTCGGGACCTATGCGCAGTGCTGGCGTCCAGATGCGGCTGCCCGAATGCTTGTCATTGCAAGCACGATTCGCTCACGTGGAACAGTATATGGGATTAGTCCCGAGAAAACAAGTACGTAATCCCACCAACAATCCAGGTGAAAACCCGGATGAGAACTGCCATGAAAAGCAGAAGCGGCAGTCCGAAAGCCAGGATGAACGGGAACGCGAGCCCCAGCAACAGGCCTACCCACCAGGGAAGGAGGAAGACCAGCATGAGGGGCCAGACTGAACTGACTGAGCCCTTTTTGGTTGTCATTGCGAGTCCTTTGTTAGGAAGGTTCTAACTCATCGCGCCATCCAGTGCGATTGAGCATTTCGATACGCATATCTCGCTTATGGGACCGGATAGAGATTCCATAGCCCCGAGCGAGATAACCGGTGGGATACGAGATAGACACTTTGCCTACGTCGCCCCACCGGTCAATGAACTCGGTTTTGAAGCAGTTGCAGTCTCTACATCTCAAGGTAACGACAAACGCATGGCCCACCCTGACAGCGTCCTGCTGCTGCCAGGCGTGGCCCATGCGCCTGCACTTGAGGTAGGCATCGTCTAACTTCTTGATGAAGGACTTAGCCCGAGCCTCCGAAGTAGCCATAGGGCTCCTCTACACCCCGTTTGGTTCGATGAATAAGGGCAGCCCATTGGTTGCCAGCCTAGTGCGGATGAAGGTCTTTGCCACCTCCCAGTTATCCAGGGAAATGCCGGTCTGATCGTGCAGTTCCAGTAGGTCAGCAGCCATCATGTCTTCGGTCTTGCCGACCTGCCGCAGTGCGGTGATGGAGTAGCTGTGATCAGTTTTGCTCACTGCACCCACTCGCTTTCGTTGTTCAAGCACCACTGAAGGATGGACGTGAAAGCGTCATCATCGCTGGGTTCTGCTTTGCCTTGCGACCGGCCCTCTTCGAGAATCGGGTGCAGAAGCGCCACCATCTCGTCTGCTGACATGCCGTTAGCGTGTGCCTGGCTGATCTCCTGGCACAACCGAGGCATCATCGTGGGGTCTTCCTCCAGCGAGGACTGGACCCAGTCGAAGCCGCTGATAGCTGGTGCCATGTTCGGCAGAGCAGGGGCTTCGGTGTTGTAACCCGGGTCTGAAGCCGTAGCCGCACACCCGGTAAGAACGAGCGGGATCAGGGCAAGCCCGATCTTCGAGATGGTGTTCACTGTGAGTTCTCCTTGTTAAGGATTTGTGCGTCGAAGTACTCCTGGTAGGACGTGTCCTTCTCGGGGAGAAGTTCGTCCCGGTTGTATTTCACTGTGAGCCAAGCCCACGCGCAAAGGCCGATGAAGACTGCGGCCCATCCTGCACCGTTCATTTCGTGAGTCCTTTGTTAGAAGGCAGGAACGAGGAAGGTTCCCCGGTCCAGGTAGTTCAACAGTTCGGCTGTGCACTCCACGGTCCACCAGGCACGCTTGACCTTGCCGGTGTCGCAGAAGCAGTAGCCGAACTGTCCGTTCCAGGCCGCATCGAAGAATGCGACCTCCTGACCTTCGAGCAGCACCTGAGCCATGATTTGCACTCCGGGCTTCTCGGTACGAGCGAGTTTGTACTGCTTCTGGATCACGTCGAGGATGTAGTGGACACCCATCCCCTCGCGGACGGCGATCTCCGCGACCCCGTCGTAGTTCACCTGCTGCACCATGCCGCCCTTGAGGCAGGTCACCATCTGGCTGACGGGGCCAACCTCAAGGGCGTACAAGGCGTCGCTCTCGGTCTCCAACACCAAGGTGGCGTAGGTCCAAGAGGGATTGCTTCGGTACCCAGACATTTGTGAGTTCCTTTGTTAGGAGTCAACTTCTACATACATTCAAAACGCGATGCGTCTGAATTTTGGTGCGTCCGTCAACAGCATTAACACCTGAGCCAGGTGATGGTCAGCTAGTGGCGGATATTTGGCGTCACTGTAGCTATAGCGCTTTTGCCAGGGTAGATGAGCACACCATGTTTTAAAGATGCGCGGCCGACCGCTGTAGAGCTGGTTGGCGGGATCGATCTCCCAGACATTCGAGGTGATCGAGTTAGCCATGATTCGGTAGTGCCTACCGTCTGACCCGACCACATCGATATAGCCGTCCTGTCTGTACTGCTGGTATGCCTCCTCCCCGATTACTGACTGGAGCAGCGCATGAGCACGCTTGTCAGCGTTGCTGCGGGGAGTAGGAGCAGGGGGCATTCAGCCACCTTCCATCTGGTGGAGAAGGATGGTCTGCTCGACGGTCGGGTCGAACATCCGGATGTTCTCGGACTCCTTGGTAGCTGATACCGAGTAGGCCAGCGACTTCGTGGTGGAGACGATCCGGTTGAACTCGGCCTCAACCTCAGCCACGGTCCACTGCTCGACCACACCGTTCTTCTCGATGTGCTCATCCGTGACGGTGTCGAACACCATCTCGTCGTGGCCGTTGAGGCTGGTAACACACAGGCGGTGCTTTGCCATATGTCCTCCTCAGGACATAGAAAAACCCCGCCAGCCGAATTGCTGGCGGGGTTAGTGCTGCGTTACGCGTCTACCACCATGTGGCAGGCGTAACACGACAGGGGAAACTCACCCTCCAGGTGAGGCTCCGGGGTGCGAGTGCGGCACACGCGGATCGGCTTTACCGGTTCGTCCTCTGGCAGGTCGCCATCGACGTAGACCTCGATCCGCTCCAGCCCGATCCCCTTGAACAGGTCCATTTGCCATTCCAGGGGAGCGTTGTAGCTGATGACGTAGTACCGGAGGCTCTCCGGCAGGTCCATCCACTTGATCCGCTTGTAGCGGGGCGGGATCTCGGGGAGGAACGTGTCGAACGTCTCCCGCGCGTACCAGCGCAGAGAGTCGAAGTCCTTGCCCTCGTCACCCGGACGGGAGTCAAAAGGCAGTTCCTCACCCTGGCCCATCGTGGTGGGGGTGAGGTTGACGCAGTAGAAGAAGTCGTCTGAGCGCCGGAACACAAGGGCGATCTCAGGGTCACGCGGGGCCTTCTTCATCATGAAGACCTGCTGCTCGGACATTGGTGGTTCCTTTCGTTAGGGGTTATTCCCGGCATGACAAAACCCCCGCTACCGACGCCCGGAATTGGGCGGGGAATGCTCGGTAGCGGGGGCTTTCAGGGAACTAGCGTTCCCAGTTCCTGGCGGGATCCCATGCGCACTCTCCGGGATTACCTCTTATCTAGTGCTAGACCAGGCTTTTTCGCCCTGTTTTTGGGCGTGCTTGTTTCAATGCCAATATTATGCCCGAAATTTGATCAGTTGTCAACTACCTACTGGATTTGGACCCAAAAACCGCCTGTTTTGACCCAAACAGGGGGATAAACCCATATTCCAGCAGTATTGAGGGCCCATGAGGTCTGCTTCCAGAACCCTGCCACATTGACCAGTGTGAGGGTCGTGGCATGGAGCGGATCGACATTGAAGAGGAGCTGAATGCTCTCAGAGACCGTCATGGTCTCGTTCATCGTCTGCACGAAGTTCTGCGGGATGATGGTAGAGGTCAATGTAGGGGTTACAGACTCAGTAATTGAGACTGTTTCATTGATGATTTTGCTGGGCGATGTGTTAAATGTGTACGTAGGAACGTCGGTGATCTTCTCGATCTCGGTAAAAGTGAGGGTAATGTTAGCTGAAGTGGCTATTGTTTCAGTAACAGTCATCTGTTCAGTAAAGGTACGAACAGTGTTACTAGAAGTGGTGTAATTCTCACCAATTGCGATGTTATCGACATATGTATCAACAGTATCAAAGCGGACGCCTTGATCTGTAATACTCATTTGCTCGGTGGGGTTGCGGGTGAAGGTGGGACCACCTACCACAACGGTAGGTGTCGGGACTGATTCAGCTGTGGCGGGCTGAACTGAGTCAGTGAAGATTCGGACGATGGCGAGCTGGGTGGAAACGATTTCAGGGGTAGCACCTGCGAAGGGACGTCCTTCGGTCATGAACTTGGCATCGGTTGCTGCCACGTTGTCGGTTAGCCCAACGTTCTCGGTGAACGGGCCAGCGGTCAGAGCAGCCATTAGTTGACCTGAAGGGTGTGGGTGATCACGACAGGCGTCGGTGAAGCCGGGACGAAGGGACCTACCCAGTCATTATCGGCTACGGCCCAGTCGTCCCAATAGTGAGTATTGGTCTCACCAGTGATAAATCCCCAGTTGATCTGATCAGGTGCGTTCTGGGTGAAAGCCCCACCGCCGCTCTCGGTGTACGACGCAGCAGGGTTGTCGACGGCTGTTCCGGTAAAGGTGCGGAGGGTCTGAGTACTTGCACCCTTGTTCACATTCCATTCGACCCGGTTCCACGCCGCAGCTGGGAACGCACCGGTGGTGGCGAAAACCTGAGTGTTAAGGTTCCGGATCTTGACGGTCATGGTGGTGCCATCTGAGTTAATGCCTAGATCGCACTGCCGGGTACTGGCATTGAGCATTGAGGCGATGTACCAGTTGCCGCTTGGAAGCACGCTTTGAACCCAAATGTAGAACCTGAGAAATACGTTGTTCATTGTCGCGCCATTGGACCAGTTGGCATTGGGGATCTGGTTTGATGCGCTGGTTATCTGACAGGCCAAACTGCCATTCTTCACCTGAGCATTGGTGAAGGTCCAGCAGGTGGGAACGTTGACCGCCGCGAAGATGGTGTTGCTGGTGGTCATGGCAGCGCCGTTCGTCCCACCCTCAAAATGTTCGTTGGCTAGAATGGCCATGTAGCTGGCATCCCTTGTGCGAGGTCGATAGCCCGCCAGGTAGCCCGCGAATGCGGCAGATCAACCTGACCGACTGAGTTAGTCCCGGTGTGGACAGACAGATCGTTGTGGTTAGCGCTGAACCAGAGATCGTGGGTCGGGGGAAGTGTTGAGGTCTGCTCAATCCAGGTGACATCGGTCTTCATGGTAGCCATCACGGTGTCATCGGGATCATTAGGACCGGTGCTGTCGCCGTGTTCAGGAACGCTCCATGATTTATTCCCGTGAGCTTTGCAGAAGGTTTCAGCTGCGGTGAATTGATTGTGGTTGTAATTGTCAAATCCCAGAATATCGACAGTACTAATCAGAGCTGAGGTAAACCAGTCGGACAGCGTATAGCCCCGAGCGGGAGATGTTCCGGTGACGCCCATCAGGATGGCTACTGACCACATTCGGTGGGTGCGAGCAGTGCCATCGGTATGGGTGGTGTAGTTAGCTCCCACGCTGTGCTGGTTGACCCAGACGATGACGTCATTGTGGAAGTTCACCTGCGCTTGGGCCCAGGTGGGTGGGGTCCAGGTCCAGTTTGGGGACGTGCCGTCGTTCTCAGGCTCGTGGTTCATTGCGCCCACATGGTCGATCCCGTGCGGGTTGGTGTCCGGGATGGTTCCGAACGTCTGCCGTAGGCTCCAGACCTTGTTGAAGTAGGCCGAGCCAGAGGTCATGTCTCGGGTTGCCATCACGGTGCCGGGTTTCTCGGAGTGCATGATGGCCAGGCCGAGACCTAGAGCTGCGGACTGTTGACCGGGATAGGTCCGCATCATCGGACAGGCCAGGTCGTTGAAGGTGGTGGTGGCATTCGTGCCGTGCGACGCCCCATAGATGGTGCTGCTGGTAGACGGAGCTTGAGAACTACCTGTCGCTGTCGTCCGCCCGACTCCGGTCAGCGTGCCCCGACCTTGGGTAGTGGTAGCACTGAAGGACAGGCCAGACGCCGTGAGTGCCCCAGCGCCCGATAAAGAGACGTTACCCGAACCGACAACCTGAGCTGAGGTACCAAACGTAAGGGTAATATTCCGGGCCATTCACCCTCCTATTACCCCAGGAATACGTGGTTCCACTGAATAGCAAAGGTGTCTGTCGTGCCCTTGTTCACAGCTGCGAAAGTGACCCGGGAGATGACGTTAGCTGCGGCAGCAGGGGTAGCGTCGGTAGCCGCACCGTCTGTGAGAACGGCTTCCACGATGCCGGACCAGACCTGAGCGCCGGTCCAGTTGGTCAGGTAACCGACCTGCTGACCTAGACCCGAGCCAAGGTTGGTCAGCGCAATCGAGGTAAAGATCTTGTTGGTACCGGAGATATAGGCACCCAGGTTGTTCCCGGTGGCTTTACCAGGAGCGGTGGCTGAGTTTGACCCCAGCTTCATCCCGGTCAGCTTGCCTGGGTTGCTCGAAACGTCGGCTAGAGAAGACGGAGCAATAAGGGCAGCTGCGCGGGTCGCATAATACAAGTCTCCATTGTCGGAGATTTTGTTGATGAACGACTCAAGCTGCTTAATGGAGCCATCAGCGGCGTACAGCGTGGCTGCCCCGTAGCCGAGGATCCCTACCCGCGACTGCACCGAGAGAGCTTCATCAAGGGTCTGCTTCAGGTAGCGATCAGTGGGCTCGAAGGTGGGCATGTGAATCCCTTTCCGCGTTGACAGCTCTCTAAAAACCGTAGCTCAGACCGCTGTACCAGTCGCGTCACGCCAAATAGAGCCATCAGACCAGATTGGCTTATGCAGGGTAGTGTCAAACCACATACCACCAGTCCCTGCGATCACAGCATTAGGTCGGTTAGCTGTGGTGGAATCCCCTGAATTCACCACGCCTTGGAACAGAGCAATAGGGTTAATCTTTGTTCGACCAGCACCAAAGTCCACATACCACACGAGGAAAGTCGCGGGAGTTTTAAAGGCTGCTACTCCAAAACTATCGGTCAGGAACGTGCCACCGGCCCATGGCGAGTTGTCCAGCTTGGTCAGGTCGGTGATCTGGAACCCACCAGTGGCTGCGCTCCACACGGTGCCTGCCGCGCTCGGAGAGAAGCCCCCGACGTTCGTCACGTACCGCTGTGCGGTCGGGTCATAGCCCAGGTAGTTGACGATGTCGTTGACCGAGGCAGCCAGCCCCGCAACTGAGGCGGGGTACTGACCAGGCTGAGGCTGCTGGACCCAGACCTGTCCGTCATCAGCATTCATCGGTTGGGTCGGAGACACGATGACGTTGGTGTTGCCGGGGGCACCAGGCGGACCAGGGACACCAGCGGGAGAGACGATGATGACTGAGCTGTCGACGGGTTGGTCAGTCATGACAGTCCTAGTGGGTCACGTCGGAGACGATGTGGAGCTGACCAGCGATGATCGTATTCACAGCTCCGGCCGGTGTCGTTAGCTCTAGGTCATAGATCAAGAAGGATCCGGTGGACACAACCGTGCTCAGCAGCTGAGCCGTGGTGTTCCCATCCAGAGTCATATATATGACTCCGCTGGCCGCATCTGTGGTAGTTACTACAAAAGATGTGACCGGATCGGTGAGTTTATCGCTGCGAATTTGAGCGCGCCACGTTCCTGATACATCTCGAGGATTACCCGCTTGGGTTCTAAATTCGAGCTGGATATTGAAGTCATCACCTGCATAGATGGTGATATCCAGATTCTGCGGGATAACACTGATACTGGTCACGGGGTAATGTCTCCGGTCACGGTAATGCCACCTTGTACCAAGGTCAGGACATTGCCATCCAGGTCAGTCCACTGGATGTCGAACTTACCGCGAAAGTACGGAGCGTGAGTGCTGTACATGTCTCGGGTCTGAGCTGCGGTGAGAGAGACGCCAAGGACACCAAGGGTTTCGGCATCGGTGGAGTCACAGCTGAAGTCCGTGATGTTGGCACCCGTGGTGTCCTTGATGTGACCGTTAAAGCCACCGGCCATAGGCATAGGACTACCCGTTGTATCTTGACGGGTAATTTTGAGACTAAAGTCGTCCCCAGCATAAAGAGACAGGTCTAACTGTTCCGGGAGAGCAACAACCTGGCTCATAATCTCACTCTTGCACGGAGACTAGCCCAAATCTACGCATCTTCTTTAGACAGGAATAACACACTAGCCTGTCATCTACTGAAGCCATGAAGGAACCAGGTGTGATGAGCTCAAAGCACATCCCACATAGCTCTACATCCTTCACGAACATAGTCACAGCTTATGTCCAAACCTTCACATGTCAAACATTTAGAATGTACGTTTATGAGCTTTCTGGTGGCACTCATGACAAAGAGCAATGAGATCTTTATCCAATTCATACCCAAGTCTTACATAAGTTAAATGATGAAGATGTAAGTACTTTGGTTCTGCTTTACATTTTGCACATCTTCTTTTATGAGTTTTAAAGTACTGATCTCGTCTTGCATACCATTCATCACTCTGGATGTATTCACGATAATTTATATTTGCTTCTTTAGATTTCTTTCTATTCTCTTTCCAAGTTTTCTTTGGATTCTTTCCTTTGTTCACCATATTTACCTGAGTCTAAGTTTTGTTTCTTGGGGTTGGTTTTACTAGTCCTTCTAGTACTTTTGGTGTGTTACATTTTGCCATAGTACTCCCAGCTCTCCTCAGGCCTTTATTTGGCCCTGCATCTACACCGCAAAGTTGAACACCTTTTTCTTGGGGCTCCACGGTCTTTCTCACCGCTTCCAGGCACGCCAGTAATCCCTCTGCAACGAGTGTTTGAGCCGAGAACTGGTCGGCCTCTTGGTCATCAGGGCGGGGAGCTGTAGGCTCAACCCTGGTGACTTCGACATCACCGAAGCTAGACCCGGCCGTCTGATCTTGTCAACGACCTCCAGCCGTGGGGGTGGCATGCGGGCCGGGTCTGGCCATGTCAGGCTGAGGTATCCGGGGCTCTTGACCTTCCATGGTCAACCTGCCACGATCCTCGTCTACCTTCTGTCCTGAGGAGTCGTGTGATGCTTCGTCCGAGTTCATCTGCGCTCCTTTTAAGTGCGTTATTGAACACGGGCGACGTCACTGCTGCTCAATCGCTCGGGATAACACCAGAGCAGATGGGCGGGTACCAGAACGAATACCGGTGGCTGCTGAGCTACTACCAGATGTACAAGGAACAGCCCTCTTGGGCGGTGTTCCAGGACAAGTTCCCGGACTTCCCCCGGACCGAGCACACCGAGCTCACCTACTGCGCCGAAGAGGTGCGGTATGCCGCTTCGAAGCAACTGATCTTGAAGGCGGTACGTGATGCAGGTGTGCACATTCGTGAGGGAGACCTTGAACAGGCGTACACCTGCTTGGCGACCATCCACCTGCCAACCGCCCCTGCCCCCCTGACGGACGTCCTGTCCGAGGACTCGTTCCTCGATGATTACGGACAACCCGTCGAGATGATCCCCTCGACCATGCGAACCCTCACGAACGTCACCGGAGGGTTCCGTCGAGGGGATCTTCTGGTTTATGCAGCTAGAACGTCAGTGGGTAAATCCTGGTGTTTGGCCAACCAGGCAGTTGAGTCAGCTATGCAGGGCTTAAAGGTAGTGTATTTCAGCCTTGAAATGTCCGAGGAGCAGATTAGGTCCCGGATGCACTCCATCGCCGGAGCCAGGCTCGGGATGGATGTCAAGCACTCGGATCTGCACGGCCGGACCTATGACATCCAGTTGTACAAGGAGCTGTTGTACGAGATCCGGCAGAAGATCTCCGGCTCCATCCACATCACCGACTTCTCCCAGGGCCGAGTCTCGCCGCATCAGGTGCAGGCCATGGCCGGGAACGCAGACTTGATCATCATCGACTACATCGGTCTGATGAGCAGCTCAGCTGGATCCCGAGCAGTAGAAGACTGGCGGATTGCTGCCACGATCTCCAACCAGCTGAAGGAAGTCGCGATTGCCGCAAATGCCCGGATTTTGGCAGCCAGCCAGATCAATCGGGAGGGCGACTCGATGGGGTGGCGACCACCCAAGGTGCGCCACCTGGCGCAGAGCGACGCGTTCGGACAAGACGCTGATCTGGTGCTGACGATGAAGAAGTATGGAAAACGGGCCATGGTCTATTCGGTGGAAAAGAATAGGCATGGCCCATCTGACATTCTGATGTGGAGCAGGTTCGAGCCCAATCTGGCTCGGTTCGCGGAGATCACGAGGGACGTAGCTGACGAACTACGTGATGAAGATGATGATTGATGAAGATCACGCTTGCCTATGCGATGACGCACGGCCAGGGGATTGAGCGCACCTTCAACTGCCCTGTTCACGATGATCAGAACCCCTCGGCTCGGGTGAATGTCCTCAAGGGCGTCTGGTTCTGCCATGCCTGCGGAGCTCGGGGTAATGTCAAGGACATTTATTACGAGCTCTCAGAAGAAGACGTGTTCAAAGAGTTCGAGAAACTCGACGTGGAGTACGAGTACTACCCAGAGAGCTGGATGACCCTGTTCACGTCGGGCCCGGTCCATCCGTACTGGCTTGGCAGGTTCACCGAGGAGGCGTGTAGGCACTTCCAGTTGGGCTACGACTCGGGCAAGGACATGCTGACCTATCCGGTCCGGGACCCTGGTGGCCGTCTGCTTGGGGTCACCCACCGCAACCTGGACGGGGGAGGGTCGAAGTACCGCTATCCCAAGGGCGTCCCGATGGGCCAGCTGCTGTTCAACTTCACGGCTGAACGGCGGGACGTGGTCTATCTGGTTGAGGGAGCCATGGACGTAGTGGCTGCCTGGGAAGCTGATGTCGACGCGTTTGCCATCTATGGCAGCCACCTGAGCATGGCGCAGATCCGGCTGCTTCAGCGGTTGGACCCTCGGATTGTGGTGGTCCTGTTCGACAACGACCGGGCGGGGCATGAGGGCGCAGCTGAAGCCACCGAGATGCTGGACCACTACTACATCCCGAACATCGAAGCCCGGTTTAACAGCCGGGATGATTTTAAGGACTTAGGTGAGCTGGACGTGCAGGGTCGAAAAGATCTTCTAGACCCTATTGAACGCTACGTCACCATGCTCTAGGTTCTTCCACGTGAGGTCCATCGAATCCCAGATCCGGATGATCTATCTCTGGAAAGAGAAGATCGCCCTCTATCGCGATCTGCTGGAGACCGCTGAGGCGGATGTAGCCGAGCAGCTTGGCAACCTCGGTGAGCGTGGCTCCTACACGCGGATAGAGACGGGCGAGTTGCTCGTAGCCACCGTGGTGCGGGCTGAATACACCGAGATTGATGAGAACAGCTTGGCTGACGCGTTGGGTCCTCAGTTCCTTGAGGTAGCTGATCTCAAGCTGAATCGAGTCAAACTGGATTCGGCTATCCGGCACCGCAAGGTGGACCCGGAGCTGGTAGCTAAGTTCACGCTGGTGAAGGAGAAACGCCCGTACGTTCGGGTGACGAAGATCAGGGACGAGAGTGATGACGGTTCTGCCTGATAAGAAGCTGTCTCCTGCTGAGCGGCACGTGCGCTCGTTGGGAGGGGACTTCCTGATGGTGTCGGAGGTTGCTGACGTGCTGAACGTCAGCGTCAGTACCGTTCGGAAGCTCATCACGAACGAGGACCTGGACGCCCCGAGCTTCTTCGTCAAGTTTGGCGAGAAGACACAGATTTATTTGTACACCCAGAAGGACGTCGAAGAGCTGCGAGACTACCTCGATAACTACAGACGCGTTCTACCCACTACACAAAAGCCTGAGAAGCGCATTGGGAGGCCACCAAAGTACACCGAGGAAGAGCGGAAAGCTAAGCGAGCTGAATACAACCGTAAATATTACGAGCGTCGCAAGGCAGAGAAACGAGCAGAGGAGAATGATGAGGTTCGGGACGAGAGCGCAGGACGTGGAAGAGAGCAAGCCCTTTATCCGGAATTTAAAGAAGGGTGAGACTCGGGTTCGCTTCCTCCAGGAGATTAATGACTGGATTCAGTTTCGTGAGCACTTCAGCACGGCGAATCGGTCGTTTCCTTGCACCAAAGAGCCAGACTGCCCAGGGTGCACGAGTCCGAACGAAGCTGTGAGCCGCTGGTCGCGCAAGTACGCGGTGAACGTGCTGCTGGTCGGTACTGGTCAGGTCGGGGTCATCAAGATCCCGGTGACCCTGAAGAACCGGATGGACACCCGGTCTGAGCGCAACGGCAACACCGTGCTGGAGCGGGACTTCACTCTGATCCGGAGTGGAGACGGTCTGTCTACTGAGTACGACGTGGAGCAGGAGGAGAAGTACGCGGTCGACATGACCCAGTACGAGCTCTTCGACATTGAGCAGATGCTGGCTGATCAGTTCGAGTCGACCATCGGTGCGGCTGAAGAGCCCAAGGGCAAGGTGCTGCACTTCGACCAGTCCAACGAGGCGGTGAGGGCTCGGCTGGACGCCACCAAAGAGCAGCTCGGGCTGGATATCCCCCCTACTAAGCCAGACGAGGAAGAGGAGGAGATCGTCACTGAGGAGGACCTGAAGGCAATGAACCTGGTGGAACTCCTCCATGTAGCTGATGAAGTAGGACTAATCGTTCCTAGTGAAATCTCTGAATCAAAGCCTGACGTGCTTCAGTTCCTGATGGACAACCTGCAAGAGGCCTAGATGAAAGTTGTGGTTCGACCTATCGGCTATACGCCATTGGCTAGGCATACCTGGGAATTCGCGGTCGTCCAGGACGACTGGTGCCCACCTATGCCTGCACTAACGGTTGGTAGAGCACGCAGCAAGACTGACGCTGTGACTATTGGGCTATTAAAGATGGCAGATATGCAAGGGCGCTATGTCGCGGAGGGTTGGATGGATACTGAGCAGGTCGGGTGAATGGGTTCCGTCTTCAGGCGCGGCCCCTGGGTTGGTGGTCCGCGCATACCCACTCAGCTTTCTCTGCTAACGACGCCTTGCCGCGAGTGCGGGAAATGGTGGAGCGTGCAGCTGACCTTGGCTACCCCGCTCTTGGGCTCACGGATCACGGAAATATCGCGGGCTCCGTGCAGCTGTATCAGGAAGCAATTAGGCGAGGAATCAAACCGTTCCCTGGCAGTGAGCTCTACGTGGTCCGCGACCGGACCGACAAAAAGGCCAAACGACACCATCTCGGTGTCCTGGGTTATACGACGAAGGGTTACGAAAACCTCGTCGGCCTCTCCACCTACACGCACCGAGGGTTCTACAACAAACCCATCATTGACCTCCGTGAGCTGGCTGAGCTCAAAGCGCAAGGGCTCACAGAGGGTCTGGCCGTAATGTCCGGCTGCTACTTCGGTCTGGTTTCCCAGGCGGTGGTAGCCGGACAGGTGGATGAAGCCAAGACGTACCTATCGTGTTACCAGCAATGGTTTGACCAGGTTTATGTTGAGTTGCAAAACCACAATATTGATCACGAAGATGGCTGGACCGACACTCTATTAGCAGATCAGCTTTTGCTGATGGCAGAAGAGATGAGTTTGCCCTGTGTGATCACACAGGATAGCCACTACATCAACCCGGAGGAAAAGGATACGCATGACGCACTCAAACGACTGGTTGCGTTCGGGCCTGACGCCGATGACGCAGTATTCCCAGGAGACGGGTTCCACCTGGCGGACGACAACTGGATCCGACTTCACCACAGCGGTCGACGGCTTCAACGTGGCTTGGAAGGTCTCTCCGATCTCCTCGCTGCGCACCAGCTACGAATCCCAGCCCTGGACCACTATCAATACAACATTCCGTTCACAGTAGCCGACCCAGATAAAGAGCTTGAGGAACTTTGTCGGGGCATTATCAATGTCAATATGTACAACGAACGCCTCGATGAAGAGCTAGAGGTCGTGAAGGAAGCCCGAATGGCGGGCTATCTGCTGCTGGTCAAGGAGGTCACTGACCACTGCCGCGAGCACGGGATCCTGACCCAAACTCGCGGCAGTGCAGCGGGATCATTGATCTGCTGGCTGCTCGGCATCACCCAGGTCGATCCGATCAAGTGGGGCATTCCGTTCGACCGCTTCCTCAGCAAGGACCGGACCAAGCCACCTGATATTGATCTGGACGTCGAGCATGTTCGTCGCAAGGAATTACTTGAATGGCTGTCGTCTCGATTTGTGGTGAATCAAATTGGTACCTGGTCTGAGTACTCTTTATCTGGCTCCGAAGACAGTGGTAAAGGAAGTCTTCGAGTCAGGTACTTCTCCAGGCGACGTAAAAGCGGAATGCCTCAACTGGATTGGGTGGATGTACCTCAGAACGACAAAGACGTCCTATATACCCTGTCAGATTCTGGTTGCTTGGCCAGTTACGGAACCCACGCCGCAGGACTCGTAGTCACCACCACAACTGCTGATTTCGACCGGCTGGTACCGCAACAGTGGATCGCATCAAGCCAGACGATGGTGACACAGTATGAAGACAAGGACATTGAAGCGCTCGGGCTAGTCAAGCTCGATTTACTCGGCTCGAAGACCCTGACTGTGCTCCACAAGACGATGGACAACCTCGGTAGGGATTACCGAGACGGCCTGGAATGGATCCCTCTTAACGACGCTGCGACCTTTCGACTCCTGCGCAAGGGCGATACCGATGGCATCTTCCAGCTGGAAGGCGGTACTGCGCGTCGAGGGTGTCGAGATCTCCGGCCTTCATCTATCGATGACGTCGTGGCAGCTATGGCTCTGTTCCGTCCAGCCACCATGCACAGTGGGGCCACCAACGCCTTCATCCAGCGGAAGCATCAGCTGGAGGCGACTCCAGACCGGCACCGCATTATTGCCAAACATACTTCTTCCACCCACGGCATCATGCTATTTCAAGAGCAGGTCGTTTCGATTTTACGTGACCTTGGATTCGAGTCAGAGGATCTCACTAAGTTTCTCAAGGCAATTAAAGCCTCTAACGAAAACATTGGAGATGCAGGCAAAGTCATTGAAGGATATAAAGCCCTTGTACTACAGCTGGCGACTCAGGCAGGAATGACTCATGGTGATCAATTGTGGCTGTGGCAGGCCGTTGAAGGTTTTGCCGAATATGGATTCAATAAAGCACACAGTATTGTCTATGGACTCACAGCTTATCGGTGTGCCTATCTCGTGGTTACCTACCCGTTGGAGTTCCACGCTGCTTTACTCAGTGTGGCGGCTGAGGGTACGGATCGTAAAAAAGAAGCGGCCTACATTAGTGCTACGAAGCGACGTGACATGCGGATCATGCGGGCGCACGTTAATCACTCAGATATTGGCTATTCCGTGGACCCGGCCGGGAGGGGTATCCGTCGAGGTCTCCTCGGTATCAAGGGGATCGGAGAAAAGGCCGCGCGTGAGATTGTGGGTGCCAGGCCAGGATCCGGATACCGAGATCTGGGACAGCTGGCCGAGCTGGTTAACCACCGAAAAGTCACCGGAATCAAGCCCTTCCGAGAAACGGGGGACATGAGTATCGGCACGTTGAACGTGCTGCATGAGGCAGGAGCTCTGGACGGACTATGAACAGATGGCGCAAGCATGTTCGCAACAGTGATCCATTGAGTTCTGAGCTAGGAGCGAAGAGCGTGACGTACCGGATGGACGGTCAGAAGTTCAAGCTTTTGATGGCGTACTACGAATGTGCTCATCCTTTGAATGCTGCCCAAGCAGTCAAGCTGACAAATATTGATATTGACCACGGTGCGTGTTACTGGAAAAGAGTAGGTGATTTACATCGGGATGGCATGATTGATCTAACTGGACGACTGACTGTTTCTCCTATCTCTGATGAATTGATGCAGGAATATGTTATTAATCGCGTGGGGGTTAAACAGATTGAGTCGATGATCCAATGAGTCGCTATACCTCGCGAACCCTCGTGATGAATCGCTCTGGGGGCTTTTGTGAGGCGATGTATCGGGAACAGGGCAGTCAGATCTGGGTGCGCTGTGGACGGGGTCCGGTGGAGATCCATCACTTGCTCACGAGAGCTCGGGGTGGAGATTTGCTGGACAAGGTCTGCGAGGACTACCACCTGATCGCCCTCTGTCGAGACTGTCATCGTCGCAGCGACGGGCTGGACGCGTACATGAACGGCTTGCTCATCGAGGGCTATGTGACCTGGGATAAAGCAATGCATTGCCCAATTTACAAAGGCCCAGATACTTACCTGACGGAGCGCTACGGTGAAGTTCACGGAACGTATCAAAGCCATCCAGCAAGACCTTCCTATTACACAAGCCCATGATCGATGGCTCTTGGGTAACCCCAACCCCGTCTACTCAAAGCGTGCTCTGGACTTCGCTCTTGCTCAGCTTGAGAACCCACAGCGGGACCGAAGTCGCCAATTCACGGGGTCTTCGGCGGGCTCTTGCGAGAGAAAGCAGATTTTCGCCTGGTTGGGTCTTGATGAAGTCGAGTGGCGAGACAGTAAAACTCCAAATATTTTGCACAATGGGCAGTTCACGCATTTACGCTGGCAAATGGCAGGCCTTACCGCAGGGTGGCTGGAAAGAGCTGAAGTATCTGTACGACTTCCCAGATTCAATTTCCAAGGGACAATGGACGGCGTTCAGTCGAACGGATGGGGATTCGAGTTCAAGACGATAAATGGATTCGGCTACAAACAAGTGATGGATTATGGAGCCAAATCAGAACACATCTCGCAAGTCCATAGCTATATGCTGGCAACTGGAATTTCAGATTTCTCCATTGTTTATGAGTCTAAAGATACTAATGAATGGAAAGAGACTGTTGTACACAGAGATGAAAAGATAATTACAGAGATGCAAGAGACACTTGAACGGCTGAACGCTTACCCACAGCGTCGCCAGCTACCAGACATTCTTAATGAATGCAAGAACGAGGAAGGCCCACGTTTTAGGGCATGTAAATACAGGCATATTTGTCCTGTGATGAGAGAGTGGCCAGATGAGGTACATATTCAAGCTGGGTAACACTGACGAGATTGCTCACCCACGGCATGTCCAGTTCGGACATCGGCTCACTGAGGTTGAGACGGATCAGGGCCTCCAGATGGTCGATGACCTCTGGGAGGAGATCAAGGGTTACACCGACATCCTGCTGGGGCGTCTGGATGCTCCGGTGCAGTCTCCCTACCTTGAGCTGGCTGAGGTCGCCACTGCGTACTTCGCTCGGGCTCAGGAGATCGACATGTACATCCACGCTGGTGAGCGCATGGGTGACATCATGAAGGGCTCTCCTCTGTATAAATTTAGAACTGGAGAACTGCGGTCCTTCATCGAGATCTCACGTAGGTGTGCCGAGCTCGGCAGTAGGCGATTGACTCAGGAGACGTTGCTTCATCAGCAGCGGTTGGATTATGGAGGCTAGCTAATGGCTCTGCTCTCGACTCAGGTATGCACGCAGGCGGGGATCACGCCGACCTACGCCGCTGCTACCGCAGGTGGTGACGCCTTCGTTCCAACTGACACTGGCGTCCTGATTGTGAAGAACGGCGGGGGTGCACCGGTCACGGTGACGCTGGACGTGGCGCAGGCCACCACACCATCAGGAGACCCGTTCCCTGAGCACGCGGTGACGGTGGCCAATGGCTCAGAGCGCTGGATCGGTCCGCTGAGCGCATCGATTTACCGGAACGCTAGCACTGGTCAATGCGCTGTTACTTATTCAGCAGTTACATCAGTCACGGTAGCTGTTGTCGCTTTGTGAACGTCCTGGGCATTGACCCTGCTTCGAAGACGCTGGGCTGTGCGTGGCTCTCGTCTGAGTACGGGTTGGTGGTCCAGAAGTTCGTGGTCAAGCCGTCTCGTCGGGATGTCGAGATCAAGGGACTGGTCAATCAGCTGCGGATGTACAGCCCTGTTCTTTGGTATCCCGACGAGATCTATGTGGAGGAGCCAGTGGTCGCTGGACCACGAAATCTCCGCTCCACGCTCTTGATAGCCGAGACCGTTGGTGCCTTAATGGGGGATTTAAGAGCGTTAGTGACTCTAGTCCCTGTCACTTCATGGAAAAAGGGCACTACTGGGCATGGCAACGCAACCAAATCGGATGTCGCTTTGTGGCTGAAAAGTACTTATCCAGACTACGACGCTAAGTGTGCCGGGGATCAAGATCTCATTGACGCCGTCTGTATCGCACTGTATGGACGGGATATGAGGAATGGCTCAGTGGGTCGAGGTAACCCTGTGGATTGAAACCCACGAAGCTGATGTCACTGACCCTGAGTTGCTACCCACCTTCCCATTTTTGGAATGGCATAGAAAAGCCGCCTGCCTTGGATGGCCAGAGCGGCTATTTTTTGGAGCTGAAGATCCTGAGGTTCGTCCACCTATCACTATGAACGAGATAAAACAAGCTCGTCGGGTCTGTAATACCTGTCCTGTCTATGACAACTGTCTAGTCCACGCATTAACGAAGCGGGAAGAGTTTGGAATTTGGGCAGGGACAACGGGGAGGACTAGGAAGCGGATCTGGAACCTGGTAGACACAGGTCAACAGACCCTGGACCAGGTGTTAGAGAACTATCGTTCAGGGAGACGTACGCAGTACGAGAAGATGACAGCTCCAGAAGGGGTCCAGTGACCCAAGAGATCAAGCCCATCCCGATGACCACGAAACCGAGGCCAGACGGTGACGCATTGCCGCTGGCTGTGCGCAATGATCTGGCAGCAACGGCGTACGAGCTGCACTTGACGGGCAAGAGCTGGTCTCAGGTGGCTGAGTTAGTGGGCTGGAGAGACATCCCTAACGCGGATCAGTACACGGCCACCATGGTGCGGAACTACCTCCAGACCGCCGCCGTGCAGATTGATCGAGAGGAACGCCAGCACATTCTCCAGATGGAGTGTGATCGCCTAGACCGTCTTCAGGCGATAGCATGGGAAAAAGTCGAAGAGCGTGACCTCAAGGCCATCGACACAGTCCTACGGATCATGGGGCATAGGGCAAAGTTGTTGGGGCTAGAGACCGTTAATGTTAATCAAAGTGTCACTGCTACGACGGTTCTTATTGGTGGGGATAAAGAGAACTATCTGCGTAGTACGCGCCAGGTGATCCGTGGAGACGTCCAGGAAGACGAGGCCTCATGAGCATCGGAATGGACTGGGGCGAGTTCTACAATAAACATGTGCAATTCACTACTAAGTATCTAGCCATTAAATCCCTGTACCTCCAGAAAGGATTGGTAGTCCGCATGGGAGAACTTGAAGACGCCCTCGCCAATCAAGAGGCCGTCATTGCTCAGGTCTCTAGCACGGTTCAGGGCCTTCAAGGGGTCCAGGACCACTTGAACCAGGTACAGGCCGCGCTAGATGCCATGACTGTGCAGGACGAAGCGGACAAGGCTGACCTTCAGGCAGCTCTGGATGCTGCACACGCCGCAGCTCAGCGGGTGAATGACGACACGCAGTCGCTCACGAACCTGGTACAGAGTGGAGCGCCCGCAGCTCCTGCTGATGGTGGAACTCCCCCTGACGCTGAGCCTGCTCCTCCGGATGCTGGTGCTGCTGTACCGCCTGACCCGGACGTCATGCCCCCGCCTGATTACCCGGCTCCTCCGGTGAATGACCAGACGGTTCCTCCGGACCCGAGCGTGCCTCAGGACACTCCACCGGCTGATGGCGGGACGGTAGATCAACCTCCTGCGGACGTTCCTCCAGTGGATGAGACGGCTCCTCCCGTAGATGCTCCCCCGCCTGACGCTCCGGTTGATGTTCCCCCGGATGCTGGTGCAGTCAGCGATGCTCCTCCGGCCGCTGAGCAGATGCCTCCGGTGGATACAGGTACCGGAGACGCCACCGATCTCACTCCTCCGGTCGTGACCGAGAATCCGTAAGACCCCTTGTTAGACTCACAGGCGTAGCCAAATGGCTACGCCTGTTGGGTTTAAGGGCGGGGTCTATGGATTGGACCTTAGAAACCCTACGTGAACATTTTGAGCAAGAAATCGCTGATCTTCGTGAAGCTCAAAAAGCTGTCACGCGAGATGAGTTCATCTCGGTGGCTCAACGCATGCTTGATCGATTGGATGTCATTGAGGATCGTATTTCTAAGGTAGAAAATGTCAATGAGCAGGCTGAAAGATTCCTTCGTAATAGGCGCTATGACATTGGCACATTGGTCATCATTGTCTCGGTGATTATTTCAATGGCTTCATTGACAACAGCCGTTCTAGTGGCAATCTTTAAGCACTAGGAGGCACCATGGCCGCATCCAAGCCCCAGCTGGAAGTCTTCCAGGACAAGTCTGGTCAGTACCGCTGGCGTCTGCGTGCGATCAATGGCGAGATCATTGCGACCAGTGGCGAGTCATATGAGCGCAAGCAGGAAGTCTCCAAAGCCATCATGCGGGTGAAAGCCGCTGTCCCCGCAGCTGTAGTCGAGGACGTGGAGGCCTTGCATGAAGACGATCACTAAGACCACGGTGACCGAGAAGTACGACAAGGATGGCAACCTTGTTGATAGAACGACAGTCACGGAAGTGACCCAGTTCAATGATTATTACTGGGTACCTCAAGCTATCCCGCAGCCTAAGCCGTATTGGTACTGGGGCATTAACACCACTACCAATACGTGGGCTAACACGCCAGTAAGCACCACGCTGATGCTGGCTGATGGCACCACCACCAAGACGTCCACCAACTACACGGTGGAGTGATGGACGCTACTGTCCCGTTCTCGTATGTAGCTGGGTTCATTATTAACTGTGGCTATGTTCTAGCGGATGTGGTGTCATTTGAGGTTAAGAATGACCGAATTATTTGGTCATTGAAAGTTACGCAAGACGGGGAAGTATTGGGGCTGCGAAAGGTTGAGCAGCTTATTGTTCGGGAGCCGCCACCCGTAACTGGAGGTTCAGACATCCGGCTGGATGTTTCTGAGCAGATGGGGATCCACACAAATGTGACTACGGAGGGCAACGGTGATTAGAGCAATTTTGATGGTTCTAGCAGCGGTCTGTTTTTTCCTGCTGGTCTTTAAAGTAACAGTGGGATCTTTGCCATTGCTTCCTTTGGGCCTTGGTCTATGGGTAGTGGCTGAGCTGCTGTATGACGTGGGCCCGCCGCTGATGTATGGCTCGTCCCGGCGTAGGGCAGCGCCTTAAACTGAGGAGACGGGTAGCTGTGAGGGTCCTTCGGGCAGGGTGCGGCAGCTACCCGTCCTGACTTAGGGAGCTCATGTGAGTGCTGGTGTCGTTGATCTGATGATGGATCAGGGTGAGGACTGGTCAATCCAGATCTACTGGACTGACATGTATAACAATGCTCTCGAAATTGTTGACCCTATCAAGATGGACATCAAGAACGATGCGGGTCAGGTCATCTACTCCATGCAGTTCGGGGTGCTGGAAGGCTCCATCGCCACGATCAGCTACGCAGGTGACTCGGGCTTTATTCAGCTTCAGATCCCTACTGCAATTACTCGAGACTTTGTCCCTGGTAATTACTTCTATGATCTGTTCATCAGTACCCCTGATCCAGATTCAGATATCCCTGTCAAGCTCACGCGCCTGATCAAAGGTCAGCTGTTTGTGGATGCGAAGGTGACAAATGTCTGACGTGTCTGCCTTTGGCATTGTTCACAAGGTCTATGCCGAGACATCAACAGCTACTCCTGCTGAGATTAAAGCGGGCACTCCAGGTCGCTTGCATCCATTTAGTCGGCACAAGTATAAGAAAGCAAAGAGCTATACAACTTTTAAAGATGATGAAGGAACCAAGCTAACAGGGGCTGGGAGTGGAAGTCCGTTGCCTCTGCCGAACAAGCGGGTGCAGCGCGGGAAAGGACAGCTCCTGTGAGCAACCAAGTGATTCGGGTGCCCAATGGCGGCTCTATTCAGGTACGCAGTGGCGTGCTACGTGGTATCGGTCCTGCTGGTCCTGTTGGGCCGATTGGTCCGCAGGGGCCTCAAGGGGACACAGGTCCCCAAGGCGATACCGGTGCTACGGGATCCGTCAACGACTTCAGCTCTCTGATTGCTGCGTCGATTGTCACGCCCGTAGGGGCGAACACCGACACCATTGTTCCGTTGGACACCGTGTGGTGGGACACACTGAGTATCTTCACTAGTTCTACCACATTTACTATCCAGCAGCCTGGTTCCTATCTGTTCTATGTGGCTTTGTCCTTTGCTAAGCCCACACCTGATGCTACTAATGGTCGTCAAGCCTGGATTCAGCAGTTGACGCCATCAGCTGGTGTGGTGTCGATGGTGAGCGTGGGAGCAAATCCCAAGCAGGACACTCGTCTGACGCTGACGGTGCCCAAGATCTGGAACATGGGCGATACGTTCCAGATCAAGTGCAGGCACTCGGACACGGTGAGCTTGTCTGTCAACGCCTGCACGCTCATTGGCTATCGGCTAGGCGCAGGCCCGCAGGGCTTGACGGGACCGAGTGGGCCAGTAGGACCGGTGGGGCCAGCAGGTCCAGCCGGACCGGTAGGGCCAGCGGGTAGTGCTACCTCTGGGTTTGCTACCTATGAAGATCTGAGGCCCTAATGGCTGATTACACGTTGAAGCAGGTGCGAGGACCAGCTCCTAGCATTGTGCTCACGGGTAGTGGATCGCAGTATGTCGGTCAGGTAGGGCCAGCTGGACCACCCTCCATGCTGGTCCTGCCTTTTGATGCGCCCATTCCGCCAGGCACAGCGCCTGGCACGATCATCTTTCGCAAATGAGTGATGTCGGTTGGCAGGTACTAGGGCCTGATGGCGAGGTGGTCAGCCAAGGACCCAAGATTGAGCTCAAAGGAGAAGGCAATGAGCCGCCTATGGGTTCCTGATGGCTGGTCCTGGCGTGTACTAGACCCAGATGGCGATACTGTTGAATACAGTACTGAGCCCATTAAATTGACAGCATCAACAGAAGATTTCGTAGATACAGGAGAAGGTCTGCTCATTATTGAGGCCGATCCTCAAATCCAACTAGCCCTGTTTTAGAAAGGTTAGATTGTGGCCGCAATTGATCAGGCGATGGTCTCAAAGATCCTGAACTCTACGACCAGCAACACCGCCTTCACCACACTGACCACAGGCTTCAAGATGCGGCTGAACAGCACGCTCTCGACAGCCTCAGCTAGTGGAACTGAGCTCACTGTCTCGGGTTATACGGCGGGCGGAAGTGCGGTCACCTTCACCACAAGCTCAGCGGGGAGTGCTGTCACCACGCCTCACGCTGGTGCGGTGTCGTGGGTCAATGGCTCAGGTGGTTCGTGGTCCATCGCCTCGCTCGACATTCTGGATGGTGGTGCGACGCGCACCTGGTGGGGTCCGTTCACAGGTCAGCCCATCTCGGTGGCGAACGGGAACACGTTCCAGGTTGCTCAGGACGCTGTCTCCATCAGCCTGACCTAAGTCGAGGGGCGTAGATGAGTACTGCCCCTACTCCTGTCACCAACGTCGTTGGTCGTAATACTGCGTCTAATACCACGCTGGCAATTGGTATGCCTGCGACTGGTTTAGCTGATGGACAATTACTTGTTCTCAATATGGCCACCGGCAGTAATGCCACGGTCTCTAGTATTACTGGTGGAGCAGGTGGGACCTGGACCCAGCTTCAGACGCTGACAAACAGCACCACACTTGTCGCATATACCTATTGGCGATTGTGTACTGCAAGCACTGATACCAGTGCGACCATCACTGTTACATTTAGCGGCGCTGGCCTCTCCGCAGGCATTATTGAAGTGTGGCCAGCTGGTTGCACTATTGGTGCGGAGAAGTCACAGCAAACAAACGCCGACTCCACCACTGAGACTTTCCCGGCACTGACTCCGTTGAACTCTAACTACACGGGTGTCGGCGCTGTTTTCTTGCGTGTTACTGCTTCTGGTAGCACGGCACCCACCTCTACACCTGGTTCAGGCTGGACAGAGATGGGTGACCGAGGCACAGCTGTGGCTACCAGCAATGAGATTGGCGTTGAGGATAAGTACAAGACATTTGTTGGTAGCTATAACACTGCATTCACACCAGTAAGTGGTACAGCCTCACTATCTTCGACACAGGTTGCGTTCACTTTTTATGTGGGTCCTGTCCCTGATGCTGGTGCGGCAGCTATCGCTGGTGCGGGGGCAGTATCAGCTACTGCTGCTGGAGTTTCGTTCGGCGCTGCCAGCTTGGTGGGTGCTGGAGCAACAGCTGCTTACGCAGGGTCGATTTGGTGTGTAGGGACATCGAATAACTTTGCCAACGGTGTGACTCCTGGTCACCCGATGTCAGTGACACTGCCTACTGGCATCGTTGCTAATGATCTGATTGAAATAGTTATATATTCACGTGCGGCTTCTGGTTCACTACAGAACATTCCAGCTGGGTACTCAACGCGTTACTCAAGCTCTAGTGCAAACTATGGTATTTTCAAGCTCTACAAAATTGCAGATGGTTCAGAGAGTGGTGCGTCCGTTTCGCTGGACCTTACTATTGCGATCTGGCAAATACATGCTCGTGTATTTCGTGGTGTAGATACCAGCACTACTTATGATGCTACTCAAGTAGCCAATAGTGGTAACTCTACTAGTATTACGAACTCTGGCGTGACATCTGTGACAGATGGCGCAATTTTCACTGTCGATGTAATGCAGCAAAAAGGAAATACTGTTGAAACCACACTCACTGATCCAGGTGGAATATGGTCGAGATTAGACCACACATTTGCTACCTCTACAACGGCGGGTAACACTGCATTAACGTATATCAATCCAGCTGGATTAATTCCAGCTGGGGCGTCCGGCAGTGTGACGGTGACAACCGGCAACATCCAGCAGTGGGGTGTTGTTGTTGATGCGCTGAAGCCCATCACTGCGGCAGTCACCATCAATGGTGCAGCGGCCCTGACGGGCGCTGGAGCGACTTCAGCTACAGGCGCTTCTATCACCTTAGGAACGAGCTCACTGGCGGGCGCAGGAGCGCTCTCAGCCACGGGTGTGTCGGCTGTGATGGGGGTCGCAGCTCTGTCAGGCGCAGGAGCCCTGACAGCCACGCCCAAGGTCATTACTCCAGGGTCTGCGGGCCTAGTCGGGGCTGGGTCTACCAATGCCACGTCGACTGTTGTCATCCCGGCTACAGCTTCTGTGGCAGGTGCTTCAACGCTTACTGCTACTGGTCGGCTTAGCTTTGCTGGTGTTTCTAGCATTAGCGGCGTTGGTGTTATCTCTGCTGTACCTACTGTGGTTATTCCTGGGACCGCTGTTTTCAGCGGGGCAGGTGCACTGACCGCTGCTGCGAATCAACGTGTGGTGTACTTTTCCTATTGGGATGGCACGACAGAGTACAGCCTCACACTTCAAGGTGAGTGGAATGGAACAACAGTTGTTCCACTCACTTATGACGGAGTAGCCCCATGACAGATGCCACCATTCACGAGCTCAATCCACGGGTCGCTCAACGCGTAGTGACCGGGGTGAACTTTGCTGGAACTGGTGAGGCCTACACCGCAGCTCGGTCGGATCATTTCCATTACCTTGTGCTAGGGCCTTCTGATCCGATTCCCCCTGGTACGCCTGCTGGAACATTGATCTTCCGTACCCCATAGGAGTTCTTGTGGCCACCACAACTGCGAACCAAGCACTTCCTTATCCACAATCCACAGATACTCCTGCCGATACGCCATTGTTTATGCAGAACTTGGCTACGGCGCTGGAAAAGAAGCTTGTTATGGTCTTTGCCAGTATGGCGGATAGGGATGCCAAGATCATCACTGCTGTTAAAGGCATGTTTTGTATCACTATCGATACCATGACGGGCTGGTGGTATGACGGTGGTACGTGGGTGAAAGTGCTGCCTGTGGTGCAGCCTGCGATTACGTCAGGCGGCACCGTCCCTGACAATGCTACTGGCGCTAATGGCGACATCTACTTCAAGATCTGATCATGTCTGTTTATTACAAGACAAGTCCCACCACATGGCAGCTAGTCACTACGCCCTACATTAAGTCGGGTGGTACGTGGCACTCAGCTAATGCTATGTATCAAAAGCAGGGCGGGGTATGGGTTCAGGTCTACAGCGGTGATGTGACACCACCACATCAGATTCCAGGCTTTGCTACCACTCCAGTGAACTCCAGCAGCCCGTATCGGTTCTCTCTGACGTGTACAAAGAGCCCACTAGATACTGATGTAGCTAATATCTTGTTTGCTGGACGTATTGGTGCGTATCCGACTAATCCAAACGACAATACAAATGGTTATATTCTGAATGCTCCTGCTGGTATGTATTTAGGCGCACCTAATGGTGGCTTTGTCTTTGATGCTACAAGGATTAGTTCAACGTCCTCTACCTATCTGGGTGACTGGGTGCCGGGTACAGCTGCTGTAGTAGGCGCTGATTATTACTGGGGCGCATGGCAAGAAGACACTAGTGGAAACATTGGTCCTAGCGTTAGCAACCACCTGAAGTTCCCAGCGCCTATTGTAAATTCTGCTTCGTATATTCAGCCTGCATATTCAGACTCATGGGCTCCGAACTACGGCATCTGGCGTGGTACTGGCGGGGACTATGACGTCTACCAGGGTGGTACGAGCGCACAGGTCGGGATGTACTTCTACGGAAGCAACGCCACCAACGTGCTCAAGGGAAAGACCATCACCAAGATGCAGATCTACATCTATCGCATCAACACCACACACGGGGTGAGTGGTGCAGCCAACGTTTACTTCATCAACCATGGCTATTTCAGCAGACCATCAGGCGCTCCGACCGCTTACGGTGGCCAGACATACCTAGGAACACTGAACCGTGGCCAAGGTAAGTGGTTTAACGTGCCTACCGCAGGTAACGTCTGGGATGCCTTTGCTAATGGCCTAGGTAATGCTAAAGGCTTTGGGTTGTACACAGGTGTGGTTGGTGTGACCAGCCCTGACTATCTCATTGCAGCTGCATATAATGCAGGACTAGCAAGTGGCAGAGTCTATGTGGAGTATCACACATGAGAACCCCTGCTCAGGCTGTCGCAACAGCTACGTATTATGCGCAACATAATGTGGCTGTGCATTCAGGCTGGTGTGACCATTACGTAGGTACATACTACGGACTACGAGCATCAGGCTATGTCACAGCTATTGCTCACTTTAATGCTATTCCGTCTCGCTACAAGCATGGTTACAGCACACCACCTGCTGGGGCGTTGGTGTTCTGGTCGGGTGGAAGTCATGGTGCTGGGCACGTAGCGCTGGCTCTAGGACACGGCATTATTGCGAGCACGGACTATCCACGTACTGGCTATGTCGGGATTGTGGCTACTGGAGCTATCACCACGAACTGGCACTTGACCTATCGCGGGTGGACAGACGCCTACTACGGCTCTCAAGGCATTGTGGTGATTACTCCTCCGGTAGCGCCGCATCCACAGCCTCCTCCACCGCCTCCTAAGCCACCGCCCGTCCCTACGCCTCCTACGCCTCCGTCCACCACGATGCCCGTCGAAGAGGACCCCGAGATGTTCATGTATCAGCACAGCGGCGGCTACATCGTTCTGGTCGCCAACGGCAGGCAAGTCAGGTTGACGCCACAGACTGCCAATGCGGTCAACGCGCGGATTGGGCAGACCACGAGCAGTGGTGTGTCCTATGGCCACCTCAATGGCCCTAACCCGATGTACCTGGCTGCACAGCCTGCTGAGCAAGAGGCTATGTGGGTGGACGCATACGGACCTGTTGTTGGTGCGTAGTGCGCACTGCTGAGGAAGCTGTACGTGCAGCCAAGAGCTTAGTGAACAACGCCTTGGTTATTCACCCAGGTTGGTGTGATCACTATTGTGCTCAGTTCTATGGCCTTCCTTACAGTGGTTATGCCTCAGCGTCAACACACTTTCTTGATACACCATCTGAGTATCGTCATGGATTTGGTGAGCCACCATTAGGTGCATTGTGCTACTGGTCTGGTGGCAATGAAGGTAAGGGACACATAGCTTTATCAGCAGGTAATGGTTGGATAGTCACTACTGATTTCCCTAAGAACGGCTATATCGGTGAAGTACCCAGACAACAGATAGCTGAGTATTGGCGAGTGACCTATCAAGGCTATACAGATGCGTATTACGGGGACTTAGGACTGGTGATTGTATGAGTATGCAGGATGTCCCCTTGCCTGACCCTGAGCCAGCGGCGGGGGAAGTAGCGCCTACGGAGCCCCTCCCTATACCGCAACCAGACCCGCAACCCCCGTATAGCCCAGGAAGCGCGTTCGATCAGCTGCTGACAAGCGTGGTGCGGACCATTGTGCCGATGTTGGTCGGGGTGATCATCACTGGACTGATCCGGTTAGGTCTGCCGATTGATGATGGCACCAGACTGACCCTGGAAGGTCTGATCACCACCCTCATTACTGCTGTCTATTATGCAGGTGTTAGATACCTAGAAGTTAAAGTAAGTCCTAGCTGGGGTTGGCTACTTGGATGGGCTAAACAGCCTGTCTACCTTCCACAACATAAGGCAGCCTAATGAAAGAGTATCGAGTACTGGTGTTGTGTGATGAAGACAGTATTGTCTATAGCTATAAGACCGAAGCAGAGAGCCTGAGTGACGCCATGATTAATGCCATCTCTGACGTCGGTCCTACTGAGGAAGAATGACTCAATTCCTATTAGAACGCCTACCTCAAGACAGGGATGAACTGTATGAGGTAGTCAAAATGATGTGGGGAGTCACTATCCCCAGGCACAAGGTATGTCTAGAGCACTGTGCACCCTTTGATGCGTTCGCTGATGCCTACTTCGGAGACAAGGGCAGCATTGCAGTATGGAAAGCCAGTCGGGGTTTGGCGGGGAAGAGTTTCGCCTTAGCCATCCTCGGACTAACAAAGGCAGTACTGCTGGGTACAGAGATCAACCTCTTGGGTGGAAGCCTCGCTCAGTCTCAGAACATCCACGACATCATGAGACTGGCTTGGGACTATGACCGAGCTCCGGTGTACATGATTGCCAGCAACAACGTCACAAAGATCATCCTGACGAACAAGGCTGAGATCCGCCCGCTCACAGCGAGCCAGAAGACAGTGCGTGGTCCGCACCCGCCGTTCCTGCTGCTGGATGAGATCGATGAGATGGATCTCCAAGTGCTGAACGCAGCCTTAGGTCAGCCACTGCCGCAGACCAACTATTTGGGACAGACCATTGAGCCGTACACGGTGATGAGCTCAACCTGGCAGAACCCACAGGGCACGATGACCGACATTCTGCAACGAGCAGACGAACGAGCATGGCCAGTTTATGAGTGGTGTTTTAAAGATACGGCTAATCCAGTCGATGGCTGGCTCAGTGAACAGACCATTGAGCGCAAGCGCGCTGAGATCAGCAACGAGATGTGGCGGGTCGAGTATGAGCTAGGTGAGCCATCCATTGGTAGCAGGGCATTCGATGTCGAAGCTGTTGAGCGCATGTTCAGCCTGGAGTTCAATCCACTTGAGCAGAAGGTGCAAAAAGACTACGAAGAATATACGTTCGAAGAGCCTGTCTCAGACTATGAGTATGTAGCGGGAGCAGACTGGGGCAAAGAGCAGGACTATACGGTGATCAGCGTGTTCAACGCGAGCGTGCAGCCGCACAAGCTCTGCTACTACCTGAAGATGAACCGCCGTCCGTATCCCATCATGATTGAGAAGTTCAACAAAGCCATTGATAAATATCACGCATCAGCAGCACATGACGCGACAGGCCTGGGCAATGTGGTGAATGATTATCTGGACATGCGAGCACGCAAGTTCTTGATGATCGGGCAGAAGCGCTTTGACATGCTGAGCGAGTACATTGCCGCAGTTGAACGAGACAAGTTCGTTCTACCAAAGATTCCTAGTGCCTATGTCGCACACAAGTATTGCCAGGTCGGGGACATCTATAGCAACAAGGAAGAATTTCACCTACCTGATGAAGTCTGTTCGTTTGCACTGTCGCACTACATGCTCAGCAGGTTGACACCGCAGGTGATCATTGAAGGTGTGCC